TTATTGAGTCTCACCTCTTCTTGCATCTTTCAACAAATGATATTCATATCGATTAATAAAAATCATGACAGTAAGTAATTCGAATAGAATAATTGAAATCATTAATTTGAATGAAATTTCTACAATATCAAAAAAATTCACAATAAATAATGCTATAAAAGTAGAAACTAAACTATTTATCACAAAACTTATATGCTTTTTAAAAAAAGAATCTCCATGAATAGTTCTTACAAATATCACTTTTTTCTCTCTATCACAATAAATATTAATAATAAATAGATATACTGAAATTAATATTATGATTCCTAGTATAGAGGTAGTAACAGAAACAAATAGATTACGTTTTATTTTATTATATTCAGTCAATACACTACTATAAGCATTAGTCAAACCTTGAATTTCTGTATCAAACTTATTATGATCTAGTTTACTTTTAATTAGATCATAATCATTAAAGAGCAATAACCCTTGTGATGTAGCAGAACTATAGAAAGAAATTGGATAATAACCTTTAGGTAATATTATTATTACTGGATTATAAGATATAACCTCTTTACTATATACACCTGTACTATAGTTAAATAAATTATAATTATTTTTTATTTTATGAACTTTGATATCTAGATACCTTTGTTTATTAGGAACTTTCTCAATTTCATCATAAAATTCAATCTCTTCTTGTAAATCTTTTTTAATTTTATTTATATTCTCTTTGGAAAATCCTTTATCAGGAATTAGTGCTGTAATTTTTGAAAAATCTACTGATTCTTTGTTTTCTATACTAATTTTATTTCTATCAATAAAAGTCTTATTTACATAGATAGCATTATCTAAATCATATTTCTCCCCAGATTTTTTCCAATTATAATGTCTATGAAATGTAAGCATCCAATTCTTTTCAGGAATTTTGTTTAATAAATTTATCACTTCTTGATCTGAATATTTAAACTGTTTCTTACTTGTTTCTATTTCATTTGTTGTCAATTCAGCAATATATAAATCTTTATTCTTAAACCAATGCTTTTCACTGTTCACAATGTCAAACGCTTCTATGTAGTTATGTATTGAAATCGATATAACATTGAGTAAAGTTAAAGTTACTATTAACTTAATTATATTTGGCAAGTATTGAAACCTATTGCCGACACCTTCAAATTTTATATATTTTTGAATATTAAAAGTTTGTTTAGATACTAGCCAGTAAGACATTAGCGATACCATAATCAAAATAATATAAAAAATTACTACACAAATTAAATATGACCAAAAAATATATCTAATTTGTGCCAATTGATTATATAAATATAATCCAATAGTTACTATTAAAGTTATTATTATGAAATGTGAAACAAAGATTTTTGTAATTTTTAATAATTGTAAAGCTATAATTTTTGCCGATGTGAATCCATGTATTCGTTTAATAGACATTTCTTTCACTGAAGCAAGTTGATCATATAAAATAGCTATGAAAATTATTACTAATAAAATTATGAAAGTAGAAGGTAATTGATGGGTACTTATATATTCCAATATTATTAAATGTAATGGAAATTCATAATCTTTAGTAGTTAAACCTTTTTCTTCTAATGTTTCATAAAAATCACTCTTGGGATTCTCTTTTATAAAAAAAGTTGTTCCAACCAAATTTAATTTACCCAAAATTTTATTATCTGGTTTTATAATTTGATATTTCTTGTTACGATTAAATGCTTTTTCATTAAAATTAAGTTTCTCGTTCAAATTATATTGAGATAAATATTTAGTTTTACCATTATCATCATAATTCCCATTTACTCGAATCATCGAAATATTATGTTCAGTAGAAAGCTTAACTAATAACCTATTTATTTCTTCTTTATTATGTTTCTTGTCCCACTTTTCTATGACTAATGCCTTGTTGTATCCTGGCAATTTAATATCATCTATATAATTATAAAAATTTAAGAATATAAAAGTTATAATACAGAATATAAGAAATATAGTTATCTTTGTAATTTTCTTCATTTAATAGCCTCATTAATAAAATTCATTAATAGAAGCCGTAATATGCTTTATTTACTTTCCAAATTTGCCAACCTGGTCGTTTTTGAGCCGATACCTTAGACCATCTTCCTTTAGGTGTATAACCTGAAGTAGCCCAATAACGCCCTCTTACACTCGTATAATGTGTTTTCTTTCCATGGTAATAATTAGACCATACATATTGACTTGAAACACCATAATTCCATGTACCACCATCAACATTAACTTGGTATGCTTTAACAATCCCTGCACCAGAAGCAATTATAATTGTTAATAATAATGTTATAAAAAATTTTTCATTAATAAACACTCCCATTTTTCAAAATTCAAGACGTCTTAAGAATAATATATTTAATTCATAATATTCTGTCAATTACTTTTTATACAATTTTTTACATTTAAAACCCTCGCTATTTGTTTGTTGATAGCGAGGGTTTTGTGTTATATTTAATTTATTCGGATACCTTACATAATTTTATTTAATGATGGCCGTCATTGTATAAATTTTATGGTTAAGGTATTTTTTTCTGCTTTTTTATTCATCGTTTTGTCTCCTATTTTAACTTCAATACTTGTCCGATTTGTATGACATCTGATGTTAATCCGTTCAATTTCTTTAATGTTGCTACGGTAACGCCTGTTTTTTGACTGATACTCCATAGTGTATCTCCGGCTACGACTGTATAGGTTGTTGGATTCGTATTGATGGCTCCTCCATTGATGGCTTCTGCTAGTGATTTTGTATATGCATTTAAATTATTTTTAATGTAATTCATATCTTTTGTTGAGGTAATAAATCCTAACTCTACTAATCGATAATTGATATATTCTGCTTTAGCTACGTTACAATGTAATAGGTCACTTCTTTCTGTAATGCCTCTAATAGTACCTACATGTTTTTTCACGGCTGCTTGTAATGCTTTATCAATACTGTCTGCTGCTAATCCACTTGGAATAATAACATGACCTCCTGTAGCTGATGCGGCTGCTGAATCTAAATGAAATTCTACTACAATTTCATAACCTTGTGATTTAACCCAGTATAATCCGTAATCTTTTTTATTTCCGACCTGATCACCGTATGCTGTATCTTGATACATATCTTGGTCTTTGCCGTATACTGCAACTTTATGGCCTGCTTGTTTTAAATAATTTGCTACTCTGTCTACGATATTCGTTCTAATAAAATCTCTTTCATTTGTTCCATTTCCTACTGCGCCTGGATCATTATACCCGTGCCCTGCTACAATCATAATTTTTCTACTCATTTTAACGGCTCCTTTATTGTTAGATTGATCTAATTTTTGATTGAGTTTGGATATGTCATAATTTTCAATTGGCATACCACTACACACTCTTGTTACTTCTTTAGAAATGTCTTCACCTTTTTGACGTAATTGGATATGCAAATGTTCACTCATCGGATTATTGTCATAATTACTATTGCCTTGTAATCCAATAATGTCACCTTGAATGACTTTATCACCTTTAGAAAATTGCAATGTATCTCTTTGCATATGCCCGTAAATCCAATCATTGCCATTATTATCTCTAATTTCAATTGTGCCTCCGAAATTACCAAATGGTTCACTTAATATAACTGTTCCACTAGTAACTGCTGGAATTTGATTCGTTTCATTACTATAGACATCAAATGCTCTATGATAACCACTACAATAGGCATCATAATTTATGCCATCTTCTGTGTAATTTCTATATCCATAGTTTTTTGGATATTGATTGTACGTTCTTGGGTCTGATGAAATTTCCCATCCTTTTTTAGTTAAATATGTTATAGCTGTTAACATTCAATCATCCTTTCTCATTTTTATTTTTTACCAGATTGTTTTAAGAACTTTTCTTGTTCACGTGATTGATTTGTAAAAATGAATGTGTTTTTCCAAATACCATAAAGCACAAATACAATAGGTATCCCTGTGTTTAATACGTTCATCCATGCATTTAACTTTTGAGGGTTCAACCATTCTACCGAAAAACCAGATGCATTCAATGCTAAATATAGTGCACCTAAGAACCCACCTATCATTGCGATAAATTGTTTAACTTTGTCTGGTTCAATTGGGATTCTGTTATCTTCTTCGGAATAATTCAAATTCACTTTATCTGTTTTGAAGTTCATTTTAACCATGTGTATCACCTCCTTGGTTACACTATAATATAACTTTCGGTTGACGTCAATAACTTTTAGTTATATTTTTCTGCAAAATTATTGATAAAATATAACTATAGGTTATAATAATAGTATCAATCATATAAGGAGCGGGAAACTTATGGTGTCTCAAAATAAACTCTCTGAACAAATAAGTTTATTAAGAACGAAAAATGGATGGACGCAACAAAAATTAGCAGATGCGTTACAAGTTTCAAAACAATCCATTTCATATTGGGAAACAGGAAGAAAAGCACCAAAGATGAAGAAAATAGAAGAAATGGCAAAGTTATTTGATGTAAGTGTCAGTTATATTTTAGACGGGGAAGCTAAACAAACTTATAACTCTACTGCAGAAACGATTGCCGCACATTTAGATGGAGAATTAACAGAAGAAGAATTGAAGAAAGTATTAGAATATGTTGATTTTCTAAAGCATCAAAACAAATGATTTATTAAACGGAAAATATGGTGGGGATAATTTGAATAGATATGAAAAAACACTTATCAATAATGAACACATCGTGATTAAAGAAACAAGTAACCTTCCGAATCAACTGAAAGGTTTATATGTAGATGGATTAATTTTATTGAAAGATGATTTATCTAACAAAGAAAAGTTAGAAGTGCTAGGAGAAGAGTTAGCCCATCATGATATATCTTATGGAGATATTCTCGATACAAGTGAATTATGGAAATGGAAATTTGAGCATAAAGCAAGAAGATTAGGATTTGAAAAAATTATACCTCTAAAAAGTATTGTGCAAGCGTACCAATCAGGCGTCCATAATAAATTTGAACTGAGTAATTATTTAGACGTATCTGAAGGGTATATAGATGAAGCTTTAGAACATTACAAACAAAAATATGGATTAAGCACATGGTATGATCATTATTTAATAAAGTTCAATCCACTTCAAGTTTATGAATATAGAGAAATCAATTAAAGGCTGAGACGTCATTGTCTCAGCCTTTAATCATGTTATGAACAAACGTTATATTTACCATTCTGCAATGCTTCCATCTTTATGTCTCCAAATTGGGTTATGCCAATCATGCCCGACTTCCGCCATTTTTCTAACATGTGCTTCATCAATTTCTACACCAAGGCCAGGCTTTTTAGGAATATCTACATATCCATCTTTAAACTCAAATACTTCTTTGTTCGTAATATAATCTAGAATATCACTGTCTTTATTATAATGAATGCCTAAGCTTTGTTCTTGTATAAAAGCATTGTGACAAGTTGCATCCACTTGTAAACATGATGCTAAAGCAATAGGTCCAAGTGGACAATGAGGTGCAGCACCTACATCATAAGCTTCTCCCATAGAAATAATTTTTTTACATTCCGTTATACCACCAGCATGTGATAAATCAGGTTGAATGATATCGACAAATCCACTTTCTAAAATAGGTTTGAAATCCCATCTAGAAAATAGCCTTTCACCAAGCGCTATTGGAATAGTTGTCGTTTGACTAATTTCTCTAACCGCTTCTATATTTTCACTTAATACAGGTTCTTCTATAAACATTGGATTGTATGGCTCTAATTCTTTAGCTAATACTTTAGCCATTGGTTTATGAACACGCCCGTGAAAATCAATTCCAATACCTAACTGATTGCCAACCGCTTCTCTAATACCAGCAACACGTTGAACAACACTTTCTATCTTGTCATAACTATCTATATACTGTAATTCTTCAGTTGCATTCATTTTGATTGCTTCAAAACCATTTTCAAAAGCTTTTTTAGCAGCGTTTGCAGTATCTTGAGGTCTATCACCACCAACCCATGAATATACTTTCATAGATTCTCTACATGCCCCACCTAATAATTCATGAACAGGCGCGTTATAATATTTACCTTTAATATCCCACAATGCTTGGTCTATACCTGAAATGGCACTCATTAAAATTGGACCACCTCTATAAAAGCTACTTCTATACATCATGTTCCAATGATCTTCAATATTTAAAGGATTTTTGCCAATCAACTGTTGCATAAATTCATCAACCGCTGCACCAACAGTCTGAGCTTTACCTTCAATTACAGGTTCGCCCCATCCGACGATACCTTCATCCGTTGTAATTTTTAGAAACAACCAACGCGGTGGTACTTGAAACAACTCATAGTCTACAATCTTCATGTTAGCACTCCTCTTTAATGTACTTTGTTATAAAATGCTTGTGCTTTTTGTTCTAGTTCCTCAAAATACGCTTTATTCGTTTCTACTTTCGTATTTACTAAAGCACTTCCTAAACCGACGCCAACAGCTCCCGCTTCAATAAAGTCTGTAACATTGTCTATACTTACACCACCTGTTGGTAAAAGTGGGATATGCGGTAGTGGACCTTGTAAATCTTTAATATATTCAGGACCTAAACTTGTTGTTGGAAAGACTTTAATAATATCTCCACCGTATTCATAAGCTTCTAGAATTTCTGTTGGTGTCATAGCACCTGGTATACTTACGGTACCATATTTTTTACTCATGCGAATCGTATCTTTATCTACCGTTGGCGACAGTATAAACGTTGCACCACTTAAAATAGCTAACCTTGCCGATTCCGCATCTAAGACTGTACCTGCTCCGACTACAACTTTTCCCTTCATTTCATTAGAGATCAGTTCAATAGATTCTAACGCTTTAGGTGAATTCATCGTAACCTCTATCGCACGAATACCTGCTTTATATAATGTTTCTACGATTGGTAAAATATCATTGGGATTTGCATTTCGTAAAATTGCGATTAATTTAGTTTCTTTGATTGTTTGTAATGTATCTATTTTAGACGCCTCCTTATCTAATCACATCATCTACATGACCTGTATGTTTCATTTGTTCAATTTCTTCTTTAGTTGGTAAGCCTTCAACATCCCCTTTAACCGTTGTCACGAGTGCTCCTGCATTGCAAGCTTGTTCTGATGCTTCATGAATGGATAATCCTTCGATAATACCTGCAATTAAACCTGCCGCAAAGCCATCTCCAGCACCAACAGGATCAACGACTTCTATTTCTTTTGAAGCTTTTGCATAACCTGAAATATCTTCATGTACATAGTAAGCACCTTTACTTCCTAATTTAACAACTACTGTTGATGCACCTAAATTTATAATCTTTTGAGCGATTTCTTCTTCAGATTGTGTATTGAATAAAAATGCCCCTTCACTCGTTCCTGGCAACACAATATCACTTAAAGCGATTAATTGTTTTAATGTCTCTTTCGCTTCATCTTCAGACCATAATTTGAGTCTTAAGTTTGGATCGAAAACAATTTGTAAGCCTAATGATTTTGCTGTCGAAATGAGTTTAAATATTGTTTTTTTACAAGATGCACTTAAAGCAGGTGTAATACCTGTGACATATAAATATTTAAATTGAGCGACATAACTTTCATCTATATTTGCTTCAGACATTAGACTGGCTGCTGAACCTTTTCTATAATAATGGACGCGTGTTTGATCTTGTCGAAATTTCTCTTTAAGAAAAATGCCAGTCGGTGCTTCAGATATTAATTTTACAGAATCTACATTAATACCTTCACCACGAACAAAATTTAAAATCTTCTGCCCTAATTCATCATTACCTAATTGACTGATCCAGCCAGTTTTAACACCAAGCTTTTCTAACCCAATAAGCGTATTTGTTTCAGCCCCAGCTATATGCGTTGAAAAGTCTTGAGCATATCTCATTGGTCCTACTCCTTTAGGTGCAAACACAACCATCGTTTCTCCAATAGACAATACATCCATCTTCATGACCCTCCTTATAACTTAATAGCCGTTTGCGTTGTATAAACGTGCAGATAAACCACCATCAATGACTAAGTGTTCACCAGTCATCATTTCAGAATCATCAGATGCTAAATATTGCGCTAATTTACCAATATCTTCTGGTTCATTAATTCTTGATGTCGCGTGTAAATCTAAGACGCCTTGTCTCACTTCATCTTCGTTTTCCATTGAATCAAACCAATTTTTCAAATGTGATGTGTTCGTAAATCCAGGACATATCGCATTTACACGAATATTGTATTTACCTAAACTTAACGCCATACCTCTTGTCATCGCATTAACGCCACCTTTAGCAGCAGCATACATATCAGTATCTGGTAAAGTCGCGATTGAATGGTTTGAAGAAATATTGATAATTGAACCGCCACCTTGTTTCTTCATTTCAGGGATGACATGTTTCGAACATAAGAATGTGCCTCTTAAATCAATATTGATAATAGAATCCCAATCTTCAACTGTTGCTTCTTCAATTGATTTAAACACTGTGATACCTGCATTATTAACGAGTGTGTTGATTTTTCCATAATGATTTACTGTTTCATTAACCATATTAATAATACTTTCTTCTTTAGATACATCTGTTTCAACAAAGTATGCGTCGCCACCGTTATCGATTATTTCTGCTACTGTTTCTTTACCAAACTCTGGATCAATTGTAGCAACGACAATCTTTGCTCCTTTACTGCCAAGTTGTTTTGCAATCCCTTTACCGATTCCTTTTCCTGCGCCAGTTACAATAATGACTTGTTCATTTAATTCACTCATTTATAATTCCTCCTTATAATCATTTATTTGGTTTTGGTAGTGAGAATATTTCTTCTACTATTAAAGATGCTGCGCCAATCGTATATAAATCGTCCCCTAAAGCAGAAGTTACGATTGGCGTCTCTTTCGCATCTTCACCCATTACTTTTAACCGAATGATTGCTTTAATTTCTGTTAGTAAGAGATGACTAATTTTTGTTAAACTACCACCTAATACAATAAATTTTGGTCCAAATAAATTTATTAATATTGCAAAGCCTAAACCAAGGTTCCTACCAACTTCTTTAGCAATTTGGACACATAATTCATCGCCTTGATTCACTGCCTCATAAAAATCTTCAATACTTAATTCATCAATTTCAGACTGCATATTTAATAATTGACTTTTACGACCAATTTTTAATTGACGCTTAATCATTTTTAAAATTGCTGTTTCTGAAGTCAACGTTTCTAAACAGCCATAGTTACCACAAGAACATAATGGACCGTCTGGATCTATCGTGACATGTCCAATTTGACCTGTAATGTGGTGATTGCCTTTTAAAATCGATCCATTATTGATAATACTTGCACCTACACCATAGTCCACGATGACCGATATAAAGTTTGTTTCTTCTTTACCTTGGCCAAACCACATTTCCGCAAGTGCTGCACTATTACAATCATTATCAATTACGACCATCAAGTCTGTTTGAGATTCTAATATCGATTTAATTTCGATATTTCTCCATCCTAAGTTTGGCGCAAAGATATTTGTACCATTTTGAGTATCGACCAACCCGTGCATACCTACTCCAATACCAAGTACTTCAATTTGTTGTGCTGAATATTCTTCTGCAATTAAACGAATTTCTTGTCCTAAATAAACAATCATGTCATTCGGACCTTTTCGTAAATCCATTTCTATTTGTTTCTCAAATAAGATTTCTGCTCTCAAATTACTGACAATTATACTCGTTCTATATGCACCAATTTCTAAACCAATCATCACTTTTTTCTCTTTATTAATATCAAGTGGTATAGGTTGTCTGCCTCTAACTTTTCTTTCCATTGCCTTCTCTTCTATCCATTGTTCATCAATTAATATTGAAACAATTTCTGAAACTGAAGGTCTTGATAAATCAATTCTATTCGCAATTTCTACTCTAGAGATTGGTCCATACTTTTGAATCGTCCTTAAAACAAGTTGCTTATTATAATCTTTCATTAAATTAATATTGATCCGAGATGATTGCTTCACGACAACCCTCCTTAACTTTAAGTAATTTATAATAACTAAAATAAATATTTTTATTCGTATTTTACTTGATTTTCTATTTGAAAAGGCTTACATTAATAATTAAATCAGATTCAAAGAGTAATTACAACTTTTTTTAGTTATCTTAAATAATTAAATATCATCAACGAACCTCAAAATTTTATTTTAACTAAAGTTTCTGATGGCGTTATTAAAATTACATGGGGGTAATAAAATGGAAGCAAGCAATTATAGAACGAAGTTAATTTTCTTCCTAGGTGCTCTAGGAGGATTGCTTTACGGGTATGACACGGGTGTTATATCTGGCGCGTTGCTTTTTATAAAAAATGATATACCACTCACAAGTTTCACTGAAGGTTTAGTCGTGAGTTCAATGTTAGTCGGTGCAATATTTGGTTCAGGATTCAGTGGACCACTATCGGATAAACTTGGACGAAGAAAGCTCGTATTTGTTATTGCGATTGTCTTTATCGTGGGCGCATTAATTCTATCATTAGCACAATCAATGGTTATCCTAGTCATAGGTAGATTTATAATCGGATTAGCAGTCGGAGGCTCTACTGCAATCGTGCCTGTCTATTTATCAGAAATGGCACCTACTGACACAAGAGGTTCTTTAAGTTCATTAAACCAACTGATGATTACTATCGGGATTCTCGCTTCATATTTAGTTAACTATGCTTTTGCAGATATGGAGGCTTGGAGATGGATGGTTGGATTAGCAGTTGTCCCTTCTGTCATCTTAATGATCGGTGTTTACTTTATGCCAGAGAGCCCTAGATGGTTACTTGAACATAAAAGTGAAAAAGCCGCTAGAAAAGTTATGGCCATTACAAGAAAACAATCAGAAATTGATAAAGAAATTGACGAAATGAAAGAAATCATTCATATATCAGAAAGTACATGGACAGTCTTAAAATCTGTTTGGCTAAGACCCGTACTTGTTATAGGCTGTATATTTGCACTACTCCAACAAATCATCGGTATTAATGCCATCATTTACTATGCACCAACAATCTTTAGTAAAGCAGGTTTAGGAGATGCAACAGCTATTCTTGGAACAGTCGGCATCGGATCAGTCAATGTAATTGTAACGATATTTGCAATATATATTATGGATAAAATTGACCGTAAAAAACTACTTATTACAGGTAATATCGGCATGGTTTGCTCATTACTTATTATGGCAACACTCGTATGGACAATCGGATTACACTCAACAGTCGGTGCATGGATTATTGTCGCATGTTTAACATTATTCATTGTCTTCTTCGCATTCACTTGGGGACCAATCTTATGGATCATGTTACCAGAACTATTCCCAATGAGAGCAAGAGGCGCAGCAACAGGTATCGCGACATTATCCTTATCAATAGGCAGTTTATTAGTCGCACAATTCTTCCCACTACTCACATCAGTGATGGGAATCGAACAAGTATTTCTAATCTTTGCAGTCATCGGTATACTCGCAATGATATTTGTCATCAAATACTTACCAGAAACAAGAGGTAGAAGCCTTGAAGAAATCGAAGTAGACTTAAGAAATAGAACATCATCCGTTACATTATCTAAAATTGATTAAGGAATAGGAAAACCCCGTAGAAATTCTACGGGGCTTTCTTTATCTGGTAGTATTATAAATCCAAAATTCACTTCTTTTCTATTATCATATTACTTGTTAGCTTTATTCTTTTTATAATCATTGATTAAACAAAATAAATGTGAAGCACCTAAGCAACAAAAAATGACTATAACTATATTAAAAATTATACATATCATATTCGAATTAGGTAAATACGAAAACAAAAACATAAATGGTATAAAGCATATAATTTCTAACATTGTTATATTTTTAAAAATTTCTTTTAAGTTATTCAACGTTGACCACCTCATTATGATAACCTAGTTAGACTTTATTTTATATTTCCTTAATTTGTAAAAATAATACCATAAATAGGTATATATTTTCTATATCTAAATATCTCGCATCGATTTTGTTAAGTGCTGACGCCTGAGGGAATAGTGTGCGTGAGAGACTACAGGCTCGAACCATACCCTAGGCAAGCATGCACGAACAAAATCGTAGATTACTTTATAAACACATTATCTAAAATAGATTAAGAAATAGAAAAAACCTGTATAAGTTCTTATGACCAAGAACTTATACAGGGTTATTTTATCTATAAATATTGTCTTACACAGTCTAATCGGTATTATCCAATTGAACCTTCCATTTCTATTAGAAAGTCTATTAAATAATTATTTCTGTTATTATAAAGCCCTTTATATCAACGTTTTTAAAACTGTATATATTTGAGGATTACTCGTTTTCAGACAAAATGGTATCAAAAATGGTATCATTTTGTATTTTATTTTATATATCAGTTTACAAAATAGAACGTTTGTTCGTATAATAAAACTACAAATTATACGTGAGGTGTTTAAATTGAAAATCATTAACCCAGGTATGCCTGAACCATACAAGTATGAAACGATAAATGGGTTTATCGAAGACCAAAACAAGGTAGATAAACCTGCGTTCGACGAATTGGCGTTACGTGATTTGAATGATGTATTAGCACAAAAATTATTTTATGATCCACCAGCAACGATTAAGTATTGGGAAGATGGATATTATAAAACGATTGAGTGTGAAATTAATAAGTTTGATAGTGAGCGTAATAATTTAGAGATACTAGAGAATGGCGAGAAAGTGTTATTGAGTATGGATTGTATTGTGGAGATAGAGTAGAATTGTAACTATTAATTATTTTAAAAGGGGACTTTCTATGTTAAACATTTTACAAGCGATTGGTTCAATTGGTACGTTTATTATGGCGATTTTATATTTCATTTCAGTATTGATACAAATAAGACAAATTAAAATTTCTTTTATACCATTTTTGGCCTTTGACCAGATTATAATTGAAAAAGCAAAGCGTTTAAAATTAAAGAATTTAACTGAAACTGATTCTGACTACGTTAATACAGCTTTTAAACTACAAAATTTAGGCGGTGGAACTGCTAAAAACATAGATATAACAGTTTATTTAAATGAGAATGAAGTATTACAAGAAAAACACATTAATGTTTTACCTAGTAATAAATTTTATCTAATGCCTATTAATAAAAAAGCATTTGAAGAATTTGAAGATACAATAGAAAATAATGGTTATACAACTAATATGTATATAAATATAAGATATTATAGCCAAATATCTAAAAAACAAAATAGTATCACTTATAGAGTAAATATTGAAGAGTTTGTTAATTTAGATGATAAAGAATTGTATGAAATGACATTTGAAACTATTAATTCATAAAATTTTTAGAATTATATAAACTTCCAAATTTTTTATTATCAAAGAGGAGAAGAAAAGTGATATTTAAATTAGATAAAAAAGACAAAGACACCCTAAATAAACTAGGAGCAATCTGGTTGAATTCCAATATAACCACTCATAATTTTATTGATGCCCAATATTGGCATAATAATTACGAAGATGTCCTTAATGCATTCGAAGAGGCGGAAATAGTTGTATATACGAAAAATGGAAATATTTTAGGTTTTTGTGGTTTAGTTGATAATTATATAGCAGGTATGTTTGTTGATGAGAATGAAAGAAATCAAAATATAGGAACAAACCTATTACAATATCTTCAAAAAGAAAAAGAATACCTATCTCTAAAAGTATATAAAGAGAACAAAAAAGCAGTTAATTTTTATAAGAAAAACCACTTTAAAATTGAAGAGTTAAGTGAAGATGAAACTGGAAACGATGAATATACAATGTGTTGGAAAAATAAAAAATAAATTCGCTAAGCAAAGCTAACTTTAACAATAATAAACAAAATACAAATAAAAAGATTACCATGTAACATAGTTGGTTATATGTTCTAAAGACCTCTTCCGCCTAATTAAATTATAGTATAAAAAATAGCCACCAATTATTGTAGAATTTACTTATTCGTATAGATGTTTTTTACAAATTTTCTAGTTCTTTTGAAAACTATTCTTGACTTTTTTTACAGTTTGATAGCACTTAAGTAAGACTAGATAATCCAATATATAGCTTCCATTAAAAGAGGGAGAAATTCAATCATATGAATTTCTCCCTCAATTTGTAGTTAGCACATTAGTCAAAGAGTATTATTAATTTATTGAATATCAATTATTTTAGATTTTTTGTTAATAGAATTTAGTTTGGGAACTGATACATGTAATACACCATTCTCAAAATCTGCTTTAACATTGTCCTCATCTCCATTTGGTAAATGATAATACCTACTTATTTGTGATTTTGATCTTTCTGTAAACACAGTGTTCCCATTATTATCTTTTTGTTCATTTTCATTACTTTGTATAGCACTTAAGTACAGTGTATTGTCTTCATAAGTTAAATTAATATTTTCTTTATTGATACCAGGTAAATCAATATCAACAATATACTCGCTATTTGTTTCCCTTAAATCTGTTTTTGGAATAGCTGTATTAAAATATTTAAATAGCGAATTAAAATGATCATCAAATATTCTTGATGGTGAAAAGTCAAAAATATTTTTATTAAATGGTGTTAAGTTTGACATATAACTTCACTCCTTATTTAAATTTGTTTTATCATTTTGATAAACTTTAGAAAAATCTAAAAAAGGTAGTTTGTCATTTTCGACGTTTTTAAATATATCATTAGTTTTAATTTTGCCATCTTTATATTGATTTATAGTTTCAACAATATCTTTTAAAAACAAGGTCAATCACCACTTATTATCAGTAATCTAATTGACTTAACGCAGTTAACAAATCTTTATCACTGTTTAATGCTTCATTATCAATTGTTCCATCTATTTGAATATATGGTATCAGTTGGTTTACTATAGCAACTTTTTTATAATCTTTATGAATATTCTCCATAGCCTTTTGATAATCTTTAGTGATTTTAAGGTTTTTAGCTTTTTGTTTTACATATTCTTTTTCTAATAAATTAAATTGCTGAGATGAAACATGATTTTCTGAATCTGTAACTTCCAATACTGTTGGTGTTATTTGATTACCTAGAGCTTGGTGTCTTGAAAACTCCGTTGGAGACATATGACAAGACTTAGCTATTTGTTTGATTTTTTCATATTCCTCAGTTGTTATTTTAAATGTAATTGCCTTTTGATCGCTTCTAGTCATATACTACTCCATTTCTTAACTTATAATATCGAACAACCACGGAATATGTTTAGAAAAATTAGTGTCATTAATTTTCACACCACCTCCTAAAGTTGTTTGAGTTATCAAATGATAATTATTTGAATTATTTTTTCTCAATATTTTTCGATATATCTATAGCTTTTTTGTATGAATCCCACGTTAGTGGCGAAGAAAATTCAATAAATTTATTATTATTGGATTCTCTAGACAATAAATCAATGCTTTTTAACTCAGTAATTCGAGGTGAATAGTTAATGTAATAAGAAGTTTTTGGTTTATCTTTTAACATAATATCTACCTCCAGTTACTTAAAATTATCATTTGATAACTTTCAATTATTTTATAACATATTTTTTATTTTAATGCAACCATTTTAAAAACTTTTTTTAGTTATTCAAATTTTATCATCGCAATATATAACCTTCATATTATCAATGTGCTCACGATTAAATCAGTAATCAAAAAAATGCGCATTCGGTATAAATAAAAACTTGATATTTATGGCTTATTAAAAGACTACTTTAATGCAATAAAAACCCCATCACAGAATGTGACAGGGTAAGTAATGGAATGTTTATTATGAAACAGAAGCACTATAAAAGTGCTTATATATAGTAATACTACACTATTGATATTAAAGCAAATGAAACCCCCTTACATCATGGCATTGTGCAAGGGGGCATTTTAGAGAATCACGTTTCTATATATAATTTATCATCTTTTTGAGTTATAAACAATTAACACCCTACTTATGTGTAAGGTGCAAAGGATTTTTAAATATGAGTTTAAATCTAAAACGGAGATAATAGATCCAAACTATAGAAATTATATCATTAATATTACATAATCCAAAATAATAACCTACTCAATTACATGAGTAGGCTCGCCGTCATATTGTGTTTAATATGTCTGCTTATAGACTAACATATTTAATATTTTTGAACAAAAATAGTTTAAGTCAATTTCGATTTGGTTATATATAATATAGTTCTTATTAAGGAGGAAATTATTATGGGATTTATTTTAATGTTAATTGTTGGAGGATTAATTGGTTGGCTTGCAGGCGTCATCTTAGGTAAAGATATACCTGGAGGTATAGTTGGTAATATTATAGCCGGATTAATTGGTTCAGCAATTGGTGGCTCTCTATTAGGTGATTTAGGTCCAGTTTGGGGCGGAGTCGCAATCTTCCCTGCACTAATTGGTTCAATTATTCTAATATTAGTTCTTTCGTTTATATTAAAAGCTATAAGAAAATAAATGAAAAATAACCCCATCTAGTGGCAACTAGGTGGGGTTTAGTAATAGAAGTTTACTTTTTAATTTTTTAAAACTACTTTTTGAATTTGTCGATTACATCAGTTGCTTTTTCTTTGACATTTTCAACAACTTCTTTTGCTTTACCTGATGTTTTATCTTGTTGTCCATCTTTTTCAAGTTGATCACTTCCAGTAACATTACCTAACGTTTCTTTAGCGTTACCTTTAGCTTGTTCAAACTTACCTTCATTACTCAAAATAATCACCTCATTCATTCAATATTTGTCCACAACAGTTAAATTTATATAATATCCATTTTTTATAAGTATTTGTTCAACTATATTTTATATCAAAACCATTCAACAAAATAATGTAAATTATATATATAGCATTTTAATTTAGTTTTTAATTCATTTCTGATTTCTCTTTCATGTAAACAATATTTGTAATATTCTCTCTGATTTAAGAAGTATTTCGTTCTATTAAAATTTTTAATTACTTTACCACTGTTTAAACCGGTTTTTATGATTTCTCCAATCCTACATGCTGTATATATTTCAAATATTTCATTTTTAGATAAATTATTGGTATAAGTTTTTAGTTCTTCACAATCTTTAGAATAATATAAATAAGCTAAAAGTTTTATTTTTTCTTTAACATCCACGTTAATCACCCAATAATTAATTACCCAATATACAAAAAAATACTCCAGCCTATTTTCCTGTGACTGGAGCATGTAATACATAAAAGTTTGTAATTTTGAGATTAGCCAAATTCTACTAATGTAGCTAAAATTAGCTATATTAAGATTTACCCATTTATGTATAATATAAACAAAAAACCTCATCCAGTTTCCGCTGGATGAGGCTAAAATTCTACATAAAATGTTAAGTAAAGTTAACTTACCATATCTATTTTCTGATAACAAGTTTTACTTATAAAGATTAATATATTATTTGTTTTTCTTTAATTTATTCATACCTTGATCAATATATTTTGAATAGTCTTTTCCACTCTTTTTCTTATAAGCATCATTTGCTTTTCGTAATCCTTTTTCTAATTGACCATTTTCAACTAGTTTATTTAGTGCATCTTTAATCTTTTTTGCCATTCTCATCCCTCCCCTTCTTAATAAGTATATATAATTACCCTATAATACTAACATTAAAACAAATAGCACTCATCTAGAAGGTGATAATGGCTTGAATACATTAAAAGATAAGAATTAAATAAGAGTATAGACAATTTAGAAAAGTGTCTACAAGAATAGTGTAATTTTCAGACTATTCTTTCAAATTAAAACACAAAAAAATAGCCATATATTTATCTAAGTAGGCTTGCGCATATTTCAAAATCATTTTTTGTCATCTTTCATAAGAGAAAAGCAAATCCCAGCTACAATAGCAACAATAATACCTATAAGATAATAGTATTCCATTTATAAAAACTCCTTTTATTTTTTATAAACATTACTACTCAAACTATTACATAAACCAACATCCACCTGTTCGTTTAAATATTCATTCAACAGAAAAACCACTCTAGTCAAATGAAGGATTCTTCTAGAGTGGTAAAAAAATAGAATATAGTTACTCATACAAGGAAAGACAAAATGGGTGTTAAGCCATCCCCTTGTATAAATAAATTACCATATTATCCTAAATATGACAATTAGAATTCAAAAAAATAACCCCGTCACACAAAGTGACAGGGTAAGTAATAATGTTATTAATATGAACTTTAAACCTTTATATGTATTTAATATAATCAATAAAAATCATCTCAGTTATGTAAAACTATTATTTCTTTCATTATTTATATTTTTACTACAAGCCAGTAAAATACCTATAGCGAAACTAATACTTAAAAATGATGATCCACCGTAACTAAGTAATGGCAATGTAACGCCAGTTAATGGAATCAGACCAGATATACCTGCTAAGTTAATAAAAACTTGAAGAATAATATAACTTGAAATACCTATGCATATCATTTTGTAAAAATTATTATTTGTTTTATTGGCATATATAATTGCTTTAAAAGTTAAAAAAGCATACATAAAAATAATGATTAAGACACCTATCAGACCTAGTTCCTCAGCAATAACTGCAAATATAAAATCTGTATGTGGTTCTGGTAAATACCCTAATTTCATAATGCCATTACCTAAGCCTTTACCAAAGATTCCCCCATTTCCAATAGCTAATAGAGAGTTCGACAACTGATATCCATCTCCATTTTCATATTTAAAAGGGTCTGTTAAAACTTTAATTCTTTTTAATCTATAAATATTATTCGAATCAAAAATTAACGTGTAGAATATATATATAAATAGAGGAGTAGCTGTAATAGCTAGAATTTGTAGTTTAATCCTATTTTTTATATCAGAATAAAGCAACATAAATGCTATTATACCAGCATTCAAAAGTGCTCCTCCTAAATCACCTTGAACTAAAATTAAAAGTATACCTACACCTAACAATAATAAAGGCGGGATTAGAGATTTTAAGTTATAGCTGATTTCATTTTTTAACCTGCGATCTAAAATATATGATAAATAAAGAATAGAAGATATTTTTAATAACTCTGATGATTGAATGCTAAATATACCTAAATTCAACCAATTTTTAGAACCATTTATTTCACTTCCAAATAACAATGTGACTATAAGTAATAATAATACCCCTATTAAGATTAACTGCTGGATATTTTTCTTTTTAAATATATTTATATTAAAAGTGTTACTCATCATTAATACGATAGAACTTCCTAAAATAAAATAAAAGCTTTGTCTTATAGCAAAGTGTTTATCACTAATACTTATACCATTAGTTAATGCACCATTGTATGCAGAAACCATGCTTGCACTATAAATCATAATAATCCCTATAATTGAGAGTATGAAATACGTATAAAAGATTCCCTTATCTCCATTTGTTCTAACTCTCCACATAACTCTCACCTTTCATTTCATAATTAACATTTTAACTATTTTCTATATTTTCATCAACCTATTTTTAGGATAACCTAAAATAAATTATCATTTGTCTTAAAATTGATTCATAACTAAATAAAAACTGTTCTACTAAATTTAATAATATAATAAATAAAAAAGATACATTATACTTCCAAGAAGAACTTAATAATGAAATCAATTAACAGAGGTTAGCACAAGGATGCATTATTAGAAGGTTTAATTTATAGAGACCCTACTATTGGTGTAAAACCCAAAGGCATTAAATCAGCTAAATTAGAAGAAGAAAAGTATATAACAATTACACAACTAAATGAATTAAAACAATATGTTTCTGAAAGAAAAGAATTATCCCACCTATTCTTATACATCTTAATTATTACAGGCGGTAGATTCTCTGAAGTTCAAAACCTCCAATACTCTCATTTAAAACAAAAAGATAATAAAATACATTTACCAGGTACAAAAACTGATGCTGCACCCAGAACTATACCAATTTCTAATAAGGATATGACATTCATCAATAATTTTCTACAAGAACGCGAGATGAATTCTAATAACTATATATTCCATACTGACGTAGGTCTGATAACTAATGCGTCTGTTACAAAAGTTTATAAAAATTTTTGTTTAAAAAATAAAATCGGTAATCGTACATTACATTCTATAAGACATACACACTGTTCTATGTTAATACATGAAGGTGTATCTATTTATTATACAAGTAAGAGATTAGGACATACTTCAATTAATACTACCCTTTCAATATACAGACATTTATTAGTAGAAACTGAAAAACAAGAAGATGAAAAAATAATAGAAATTTTAGAGCGCTTCTAACCTTAGAGCGAGTATGTACCTCACCCCTTTTACGTCACCATTCACGTCACAAATCAGTGATATTTACCAAAAATTATGATGATTTTATAATTCGGTGTCGTACCAGTGTCATAAGTATTCAAAATAGATATCAACAAATATTATCCAAAATAAAAAGAAACCCCGTAACCACGGGGTTTCATCTAATATAGTTGTCTTGGAAAATAACTAATATTAAGATACAAACGGATAGTGAGGGAAACAAAAATACAGATAATCATTGATATTCCAACATTTTTGTGACCTGACTGTGACGAGTATAATTTAAAACTATTATTACAATTGAAATAATAAGAAAAAATTAGCTATATAGTTTTTTAGCATGAGTATTTGCTCGAGTCTTTATCTTGTATCATTCGTATAAATTTATTTTAATATGAATTAACGCAAGAATTTTTATTTTACTACTACATCCTGAAGTTAGTGCAAAAAATAGTCAATGTAACTTTTTATTAATTAACAAAATATTTTTTGTAAAAAAGACTGATCGTTCATAAAATTAAATTACAAATTATAAATGAGATATTTATAATAATAACCACTAATCTAGCTACTCTTATATCATACATGTATAAATTGGATTATTCATAAATCTTTTTATTTTCTAAAGGAATACTTATTTTTGTAATATAATCATCTGTATTTGATACAGTTAACATGTCATAAATAGTATCTTCGTAGATAAAATCTTTTATTTCAAGTTTGTGTTTTTTTATATATTCATTTATTTTATTATAAGTACATGAAATATTGTCGAAATATCCTTTGTGATATGCTATTAACTCTAAACCTTTCTCCTTTGTATAATTACTATATTCTTCATTTTTGACAAAAAGATAACTATAGCTACTTTTATTATTAATAAGATTTTCCTTTCTAATTATACCTCCAATAGTTAACGCCATACCCATATTAACTTTACATTTTTCATAAAATTCCCATACTTTTTCTTCTATATTATCCACTGTATTTATTTCTTTACTTAAGAAAAGCTTTTCTCTTTGCACTTTTTCAATTTTAATTTCTTCAAAGTTTTCATTTTCTACTGATTTTAATAATTCAATTTTTTTATCAATCGATTTTTTTAGTTTTTTAAATTCCATTATTTTATTAGAAATATTTATAGTTTCATTTTCAAGTTTATTCAATAAATTTTGAGGTGTGTTATTTGATATAAAATATTTTATATCTACTAATGACATGTTTAATTTTTTTAGAGTTTCAATTAAAAACATTTTTTCGACCTGATTATGGCTATAAAATCTGTACCCCTTTTCATTTTTGAGTACAGGAATTAATATTTCCAACTTTTCATAATGATAAAGTGTATCTTTACTTACATTACACAATTTTGCAAAATCTCCGCTTTTGATTAAATACTTAGTTTCCATCATATAACTCCTTTTTAATCATTGACTATAGTCTAACACAATAGTTTATATTCAATATCATAATATAGTTTAATGGAGGAAAAAAATGTTTAAAAATTTATTCATTGTAAATCAAGATTCTTTAAATATTAAACAAAGATGGAGCGCTTTAGTTGTTCTCTCTATCAGTTTGTTTGTAATTGTTATGGATATGACAATTTTAATAATGGCTTTGCCGAATATGGTAAATGAACTTAAAGCAACTGCAGTAGAACAACTTTGGATTGTAGATGTTTATTCACTAGCGCTAGCTGGACTAATAGTAACTATGAGTTATATAGGCGATATATGGGGCAGAAAAAAGATATTACTTTTAGGTTTTTTATTATTTGGTATTGCTTCATTTTTAATTTTATTTATTACTAATCCTATACAAGTCATAGGCATTCGCACAATTTTGGGGATAGCTGGTGCAATGATTATGCCAACCACACTATCAATGATTAGGACAATTTTTACCAATCCAAAAGAAAGAGCTATCGCGCTCTCTGTTTGGGCAGGTATAACGGGATTCGGAAGTATACTTGGGCCAATTATTGGCGGACTTTTATTAGAAAAATTTACTTGGCATTCTACTTTTCTAATAAATGTTCCAATATCAATTTTATCCGTAATTGTTGGCTTATTCATTTTACCTGAATACAAATCGAAAAAAAACTTTAAATTTGATTACTTGTCAGCAATTATTTCAATGTTCAGTATGGTAGCTATAGTGTGGAGCATAAAGTCTTTCACAACCAAAGGAATTCATGATGAATATACTTGGATAATATTTACTTTTGGATTATTTTTAATAAGTGTGTTCATTCAAAGAAATTTAAAATCTAAAAATCCCTTACTTGACCTAGAGCTTTTTAAAAACAAATCTTTTACTGCTGGTATATTAACAGCTTTAATTGCTATATTCAGCATGTCAGCTGTACTATTATTAATTACTCAATGGCTACAATTGATAGAAGGACTAACCCCTTTAAAAGCTGGAATTTACCTATTGCCTATGGCAATTGGAGAAATTTTATCAACTATTATATCACCTTGGATAGCTAAAAAAATAGGTGCTCGTCTAGCTATTGTAGGTGGCTTGTTAATATCTAGTGTAGGTTTTATTTATTTATACTTTTTACCAACTGATTTTTCTTATTTAACTATTCTACCTACTTTAATCCTGGTAGGTTTGGGTATTGGATCTTTAGCAGTGGCTTCTGCTCTAATAATGTCAACCACTTCAATAGATAAAGCAGGAAGTGCTGCGGCGATAGAAGAAACTGTATATGATTTAGGTAGTGTTCTGGGCATTGCTATTCTTGGCAGTATATCAACAATCATTTATCGGAATCATTTAAACATACATTCAAATTTCAGTGAAGAACTAAATAAAAGAGATCTCAATTATGCACATGAATCTATTACAAATACAATAGAAACAGCAAATAAGTATGGATTATCTAATTTGAATGATTATGCCAAAATTGCATTTAATTATTCTCTTGAAAATACATCTTTAATTGCTGGAATATCAATATTTATAATCTCTATAATTATTTTTACTTTAATTCCCAAAAACATAGATATTACAAAAGAAAATTAAAATAAGTCCACCTAATCATTTATGTGGACTTTTACATAAAAAATAACCCCATCACATAAAGTGGCAGGGTAAGTTAATGGTTATTTATATATATAATACAACACAATATAAGTGCTTGATAAGTGCTTGCATACGATAATATTACACTTTTAGAATTAAATCAAATAAATAACACCTTACATAATAGCAAGGTGCAAAAGAATTTTATTAAATACGAGTTGTAACTATTACAGAGATAATAGATTTAACCTATGATTATTCTATCATTAAAATCTTATATTGGAAAATAAGTATGTCTTAATAATTAAGAGTGTAATTAACTAGTTTGATGGCGAGCGTAATAAGTTAGAGGTACTAGAGAATGGTGAGAAAGTGTTATTGAGTATGGATTGTATTGTGGAGATAGAATAAAATTAAAGTCTTTCTTACGTTTATTTAATTTGTTATAATTATCTTAATTTTCTAAAATTGAAGGGATGTATACAATGAATAATGAAATTTTAATCATAGGTGGCGGAATAGCAGGTTTAAGATTAGGTTCACTTCTAAAAAAAGATGGAATTCCTTTTAAGATATTAGAAGCTCGAGAATATCTAGGTGGTCGAATTTTAACTAAAATTGAAGATGAAAATAATTATTTTGATTTAGGACCTACTTGGTATTGGCCAGAAAAAGAACCTACTATTACACAACTTATTAAAGATTTAAATGTTCCTACTGTAGAACAATATAACCAAGGCGATAGTTTATTAGAATTAAGTAATGATGGTAATGTAAAAAGATTCAATTCTAACGCCGTGAATAGTAATTGTTATCGTATTATTGGTGGTGTCAAAAAGCTAATTGACATTATAAAAAAAGATATTCCAAATGAATCGATACATACTCATACAATAGTTGGAAAAATCACTAAAAATAATAACAATTATACGATTGATGCTTTTAATAATGAAACTAAGAAATCCATTTCATATACTGCAAGCAAAGTTGTACTATGTTTACCACCTCGTTTATTGCTAGAAAATATAACATTCTCACCCAAATTCAATCAAGAAACCTATTTAGATTTATTAAACAAACCAACATGGATGGGTGCTCAAGCTAAAATAGTATTAACATATAAAACACCATTTTGGAGAGAGCAGAACTTATCCGGTAACGTCATTAGTTGGGTAGGACCTTTAAGAGAAGTTTACGATGCAACAACGGATGAAGGTAACGCTGCATTATTTGGATTCTTTAGTCTTTCACCAGAAAGTAGAAGTAAACTTACAGAACAAGAAATTAAAACTAAAGTTGTAAATCAATTAACAACACTATTCGGGGATGAAATTCAAAATTATCAATCCATTTATTATAAAGATTGGTCACAAGATACTTATATGACCACTTCAGGAGATAAATTAAATATAGAAAGCTTTCCAACATATGGACCACCCGTTAACCCATCAGAAAGAATGTACTTCGCTGGTACAGAATACGATCAGAAAAATGGCGGTCATTTAGAAGGTGCATTAAATTCTGCTTATTTCATTTATAAACAAATTCTTAAAACTTATTAATTTACAATGACCCAAAGATTTAGACAAAATAATCTAAAAAAGCCCACCAATTAAGGTGGGTTTATACATTTAAAAATATGGATTGTATTGTTGAGATAGAGTAAAATAAACACAAAGTATCTTTTTTATAAATTATAAGTCACATAATTCTAATTAATAAACATAAGGAGAATTTTATGCATAGATATTTAAATATATTTTTAGTTGCATTAAAACTTGGATTACTATCATTTGGAGGACCAACTGCCCATTTAGGTTATTTCTATGATGAGTATGTTAAGAAAAGAAAATGGCTTGATGAAAAGGAATACTCAGATTTAGTAGCCTTATGCCAGTTTTTACCTGGCCCAGCTAGTAGCCAAGTTGGTATTGGTATTGGAACTATCAGAGGAGGAATTCTAGGAGGAATTATTTCTTTTATTGGGTTTACACTTCCTTCTGTGATTATACTTATGGTTTTTTCATCATTGTTTATTAATAATAATGATTCTATTTTTACTTGGATGCAAGGGTTAAAACTAGTTGCTGTTGCTATTGTTGCCCAAGCCGTAATAGGTATGGGTAAAAAATTAACAAATACTAAAAGTACCATTACATTGGCATTATTTGTTCTTATATTATCTCTAACAATCGATAGTCTTTTTATACAAGTAATTGCATTATCTATTACTGGTATATATGGTCTTATCTTTTTAAAAGAATCCTCTACAGATAAAAACAATTTAAGAGTAAAGTCATTTAAATTACCTAAAATGCTAGGCTTTATTTCAATCTCATTATTTTTTTTACTATTAACTGTACTACCTATAGTTAGTTCTATGACGAATAATTTATGGCTTAGAATGTTCGATAGTTTTTATAGATCAGGTTCATTAGTTTTTGGAGGTGGTCATGTTGTATTACCTTTATTAGAAAATGAGTTTGTACCAAAAGGTCTAATATCGCCGGATAACTTCATAATGGGTTATGCTGCTGCTCAAGCTGTGCCCGGACCATTATTTACGTTTGCTTCATATATTGGCATGTCAATAGAAGGTATTGGAGGAGGAGTTTTAGCCACCGTCGCCATATTCCTGCCTGCATTTCTATTATTATTTGGAGTGTTACCATTTTGGGATAATATTAAATCTAATATTTATGCTGAAGGTTTTTTAAAAGGTATAAGTGCTGGTGTAGTCGGTATTCTAATCGCTGCATTTTATAATCCTATTTGGACTTCAACTATTAAATCAGAATTAGATTTCGTTCTAGCTAGCTCATTATTCGTATTCTTGGTGTATTTTAAATTACCTTCTTGGATTATTGTTTTAATAGGGATTATATTCGGTATAATGTTTTACTAATCCTTCTTATTCATAATCTAAGAATAACTTTGATAAGATCTTTTACAAAATCAATATTATATTTTTATAAATATAGGTATTAAATTAAGGCTTATAAATTTAAATAAATGGTTTCTTGAATTTATAACACCTTATCTCGATATAAATTATAGCAAAAAGACCCACCAATTAAGGTGGATTTAGTTGTTTACATCATATTTTTATGTTAAACATTCTTTATTTTTATATGCATATAAAATTCTATCTTTTATCATGTTATTAACATGAGGTTGACCATTGGTAAAAATTATACTTTTCTTAAAATGTTCAAAACTATATAAGTCAGTAATTCCTATAAATGCTGAATTTAAAAAAGAAGAAGTTACGACTTCCATTTTTTCTAATGATACTATAACTTTATTATTCTTTTTTAATTCTTCTAGTAAAATATCATTAACTATCTTACCCTGTGAGTTATAAATGAAACTTTCTACCAGTTCGGAGATAACTATTCTTTTTACCATTCAAAATCAACTCCTCCATCTATATAATCATCAATTAATATATTACTGATATTATTAATGTTAATAACTATCGATATATAAGTTCCAGGATAGGTATAGTTTAAAACATTACTATACTCATTTCCAGAAGGAAAAAGTTTATAATGTCCATTTCCACTTATAATACTTACATACCCAATTTTATCATTTGTAATGTATCTTTTCAAAATGTATAGTCCTTCGCCCATATTGTGAGGGTTTGTTAATGTTGTAAAGCCCCTATTCAATGCTTGGCTAATACATTGCCAATCATATTGCAAATGTGGAACTTTCGCTTTCACATTATAGGGAATACCAACTCCTAAATCACTTATACCAATTTCTATTTCATTTTTATTAGGATAAAATTGACTATATGTACAACAATAATCTTTAGTTGAATGATCACGAGTATTGTTAAATAATTCTTGTAATAAAATTTGTAAATTGGCTAGTCTTTCAATAGAACAATTTAAATGTTTTGAAATCCATGGATTAAATTTACTTATAATCCAGTTTTCAGTTGAGGAAATACTCAGATTCATTAAAGGTAAAGTAGTATTTCTAATAATACTATCTTCAAAAATTTTTTCACCCAAAAACAATTTAAAAAACATGGAATCGTCTAAATATTTAATAACTTCTGTTTTAAGCACTTTATGATCTGCTCTACTTGGTAATGAAAAAGATATTTCATTATTATGATCCCCTAGCCATTTTAAAATATTATACAAAATAGAAATCCCACTAGGTTTTACAAAAGTTATGTTCTCAAAATTTATAATAAATTCTTCATTTATAACTGGGTTTTTAGCATCTATATACTTATAGAAAAAATTTGGAGTTCTTTTTTCGTCTAATTCGCCCTCTAAATCAATTTCAATACTCATATTCCCTAACCTCTTTCAGTGTGTATTTAACAATATTATACATTTTACACAATAAAGTAGAAAGAGTTTATTTATAAAAAGCGCAACTAACATCGGGGAAGACATTAGTTGCTAATACACATTTATATTATACCATATATCAATACTAGATACTATTAGTAGATACTAATTAAATGCAAAAATTAACCCACCTATTCTTTTAGGTGGGCTATAGCATTTTAACATAATAACTTTGCATTGAATAACCTTAAAATGAAGCTACACTTTAAACTGATAACATTCATTTTACTCATTTTTGAAAACTGGAACTTCATCTTCATCATAAGCATCGACACTATGATCAATGAATACGTGTGTTTTCATATAAATTTTGTTGTTTTTAACATCTATATCATGATTTTCAAGTTTGAATTGAAAATGTACTTTTTCTAATTCCTTAGCTCCAACCGTAAAATCTCCAGCATATATGTATGTATCTAATTCATTGTCTATCACTGAAAATTGACTTGTTTTATCGTCGTTTTGAATTCTCTCTATTAAGGTAATTTCAATTTTATTAACTTTCTGATCAGTATTTCCACCTTCAAGTATAACAACACCTTTAATCAAATCATTTTCATAATTAACTTTATTTTCAATGCAAGTATCAGCTTTTATTGACCCTATACCAATTGAAGTAAGTAGATTATTAAACATAAATATATGCCTCCTTATGTTGATTTAAAACAAATTATAGCAGAAAGTAATATACTTTCTTAATTTATTAAGTATTACTTTATAAACAAAAACCACTCTAGATGATAAGAAGATGTCTAGAGTGGCTTATTAAAATAGAATCATTCAACAATAAGGAATGTTAAATCGGGTGTTAAGCCACCCCTTATATAAATAAAGTACCAAATTATCCTAAATATGGCAATAATAATTTTAAAAACAAAACCCCATCACATAAAATGACAAGGCTAGTAATGGAAGTTGTATTATGAAACATAAGCACTCAAAAAGTGCTCATACAATAGTAATACTACACTCCAAACTATAAATCAATTAAAAATAACCCTACGCTTTCCGGAACGTAGGGCACTGTATAGTTTGAGTAATCTACAAATGAATAACATTTGTATTTATATAGTAACACAAATTACAACCAAAAACACCCTCTACATCATGGCATTGTGTAGAGGGTAAGTGTTTTAGAGTTACACACTTTCATGTAGCTACTATATCATTAAATGGTGTTTAATTCAAAAAAATACTCCAGCCTATTTCCGTAGACTGGAGCATATAATACATAAAAGTTTTGTTATTCGGAGATTAGCCAAATTCTACTATTATAGCTAAAATTAGCTATGTTTAAATATACCCACTTATGTATATTATAAAAAAAATAACCCTACCTAGTTTCCGCTAGATAGGGTATTATACAATTTGATTTGTAGCTAAATAAGCTACTGAATAAAATATATCATTTATAAAATGAGTCTACAACAAAAACTCCCCTGTATTAATACAAGGGATAATAATGATTGTATGAGTATAATACTATTTCTTACCAGTAATCTTCAAGTCAAACCATAGTTTTGTTTCTTTTTCTAACTTCTCATCTTTGTGTGTAATTGGTCCTAATGCACAGTAAAAACGTCCAGCTTTCGGATTAGTTGGATATTCAAACTCTGCCCACCAGAAACCATCTTTTTTAGTTACTGAGAAGAAGTTAATATATTGACCAGCTAAGATATTATTTGACGATGGTAGTGCTGGTTCGTTTAAACCTGGTTTCTTCTTAGCTGCGATTGGGTCTACACCTTTCTTTGCTGTTGCTTTACCAGACCATTTCCAAGTTGTTTTAGGTGGTTTAGGCGTTGTGCCACCGTTGTAATAATGTTTAATACGAGAAATAAAGTAATCTTTTAACTTATTACGATTAGCTAACGTATCTGGTGCGTTTTTTTCTACATGCATATCCCAAGAACGATGAGGACAAGATGTGCCGAAATACTGTCTGTGAAGATTAACTGTCGTGCGATTGACTGGTAAACCATAAGACTTCATAACGGCTGCTGCCACTTTGAATGTTGCCTCTTCATTAAATTTGAACTGGGCATCTGTTAAACCTGCTGCTGGGTGTGATTGACAAACTTCGAATCCGATCAGATTACTGTTCGCCCAGTTATTACCACAATGCCATTCTACATAATCTGTTGGGTGATACCAAAGTGTCTCATCTTTATTTACATAAACTGAAGCCCACCCATTAACATGCGTTTCGTTTTGTTCTCTCGTATATAACCATGGTAAATACTGATTAGGTGTCATTGAACCATAATCATTGTGAATAACAATACCTGCTATACTCGCTTTTTTACCTGTTAATTTACTACCTTGAATGTGTTTTGAATAAATATCTTTCATTATAAATCTCTCCTTTAGTTTTTTCTTGGCTATAACTGCGCTGTCATAACCAAGGCATAATAAAAAGCCGACTATATAGTCGACTTATTTAATATCATTTTCTTTATTGTGTTTAGTTGTAAATTCTTCTTTAATTTCTTGTTTGACTGTTGAACCTTTATCACTTTTAATAACTTGCAATTTTTCAGCAATTTCTTTAGGAACTAATACGCCCATTTCAGCACAATTTTCTATAATGCTTAGTCCTTCATTCGCAATGTAGTAAAAGATTGTTATCATCAACAAACCACCGTTAAGCCCTAATATCTGATCAATAATATTTGCTAAAACGATAATGCAAAAAATCATCATCTTTCTTGCAAAACCAAACATAGACTTTCGACTCCACAATGATTTATTTTTTACAGCTTTAGATAATCCAGTAACAATATCTAAACCCATTAAAATCATCAGAAACCACATAAGCTTGATGTCTCCTGCATAGATGAATGTATGAAATGCTTCTGATTCTGTAAATTTCACTCTTATTTCCTCCATTTTCTCACTCCTTTATAGTCTTGCTATCTATAATAAAAAGACACCTACCGAAGTAAGTGCCTTGTAATTTATTCATTTTCATCTATAATTACTGGATAGTCTTCACTGGTAATTTCTTTGTACTCTCTTTTAGTAAGTGAGCCATTATCAACCAGTAATTTTATGTTAAAATTCGTATAAATACCGTTGTCATACATATACTGCACATCTGAAACTTGTATTGCATTATCAGGTATTTCAATATATTGTTTTATATTCGCAATTTGAAATAAAATATCGCCTACATATTTGAGTAGACGATGATTATGTGCTTCTATTTTGTTGCTGCGTTCAATGAATAGATTGAGTTTTTCATTTTGAGAATTAATAGCGTCTTCTAATCTTTCTAAATCACTGTTCTTCAAAGGTGGTTCAGAACCTATCCATCTTTGGTATTCTGGATCAAAATAAAACGGCTCCCATATGCCTTCATAAGGTGGAATTTCAGTATAAGGCTCGCTTGGATAATCCCAATCACTTATAACCGTCCTAGGTGTGCCATCATACAAATATACGGTTTTNGCCATGATTAATTCCCTCCTATTTCGTCTATTATCCAACTGAATTCGCCAACAATATAATGACCTGGTAGCCATTTAGCTTTATCTGTTTCATTAACATAAAACATCAAATCACCTGTAACGTCTACTAATACGACTGCCGGATTCATTGTGACAGGTGTTCTAGCATAAAAATGTTCTATTTTTGGTACCATATGTGAAGGAATTGAACCAAAAGCAGTTTGAGTTACAAGATTGTTGACGTTCACTCTTAAATGCGCAATCTTTATGCCATTAACCATTCTAATTCGATATTGACATTGTAGAGCGTTAGGGTCATCTGTTTGACGTTTAGTGGCATCATTTTTAATTTCCCAATCTATCCAACCCGTATCATTATTTAATGCTTCAAATTCTTCGGCATCTTGTACACGTTTCCATCCTAAGAATTTTCCGTCTGGAAAAGCAGTACTAGATGTGTGAACAGTTCCTCTATACTCTGTATTTCTTCCACTTACTATTAACCGAAGTTGTTTCCTTTTTCCTGCAGCTCCATCTGTTACATCAACTTCTGCAATATAACCTCCACCATTAGGGTCTTGAGGTGCATCAACATTAAATGCATCAGCAGGAATTGAACATTCATACAAACCGCATGGTAATTGTAATAAGCTAGAATACTCATTATTTTCTTGACCAATTGTTCCTAACCACTTACGTCTCATATCAGGATTAATACGCTCCCAACCATTCCACTCATTGTAATACCTCATGATAAATTGTTGGCTAGAATTATAAGGTCTAAATATGATGTGTTTCGTTACGCTATCACGTTCATAAACCTCTGTATATCCTGCNGTAGAACTTGCCCACTCTGTACTATAAGTTAATCCTATTGGTGTACTTGTTGTATAGTAGAATCCAGGTGGTAAACTTCTTAGTTTCTCTAAATCATTACCAATAGCTACAATTTGGCTTGTACCATTATCGTTTGTTAATTTAGATTTCTGCCAAGTTGTTGTATCGTATTTGTTTAATTTTTCAACGTCTGCTTTAATTTGGTTAGCTTTATTTTCTAATTCTGACATTGTGGTATTCTTTAAATCTGTTATATCTTTTTTGGATGTACCCACTAATGTTGCGATTTCTTGCATGACTTGAATTGACCTATCATTTAATGCTTTCAAGCCACTAGCTTTCGCTGTTTCCATTTGAGATACATAATCTTGACCATTTGCTAAAGCTTCATTAATTTCATTGATTGTATTCATTATACTTTCTCGAAACTCCTGGAAGGTACGTATTTCATTGATTTTATCAACTGCAGGAATGGTATTAATGATACTATCCTTAATACTAAAGCTAAATTCCGCATGTGTAACGATATCTTCTTTACCATGAACAGCTATCCAAGTTTGACCAAAAATCTTTACTGTTTTATTGTCTTTATTAGCTAACCCTAAAAAGTCATTTGGTATTGTATATTTCAACACACCGTTCATTGGGTCTACAGGCACAACAGTATCAACTACATAATTTTTTCTTTTGTCCGTTGTTTCTAGCTGTATAATAACGTCTGCGTTTTCTGAACTCACTAATAAAGGACTACCGTTTCTAGTTACGTCAAACACTAGATCAGCAGTCCCTACATCAGTATTATAAAATTGTATGTTTGTATCTAACCTATTTTGAATATGTGCTGTTGTTTCCAGCTTTATTCGACCTTCTTTGTTATACATTTAATCCCTCCTTATATGTCAAACCATTGTGACCAAGCGCCTTGTGCATAAATTCGTCGTTTTAATTTAAATCCATTTACTCTATAAAAAGGTATTGTGAATTGAAATGCAGTAGCAGCATCATTAAAATCTGCTTTACTAACATTTAAATGTAAGACCATTGAACTAGAAACATTTGGATATGGTGACCCTTTCGCATCTTGAGGAACATGATAAAATCCACCATATGTCACAGAATTAATGTCAGTAACAGTCTCTGGTGCACTAAACATACGAGCTAATGTTCTATTGTTAAACTGTCTTTCATCAGGTGTTATTCTGTAAATTGTACGAGACAAATCATAATCCCAAAGACGCCAACCTTCTGGCCCTTGATAGATTTTCTTACGAGGATTACCTTCATCATCAAACGCTAACAATCCTGTATAACCATCATATCCAGTAGTACCGAATTCTTTACCACTAATACGTCGAAGACTGTATAACATACCTCTAACTTCTTGAACCATGTCCCTCACTTCTCCGATGTCTTGGTAAGCATTTTGCATATCTTGGTCACGTAACTGTACGCCTTCTTTACCGACATATAAGAAATCCAAAACTTTACGTTCAGTTGTTTTGTTATCATCCATTGAACGATTAAGTTTATGTGAACGTACAACTGATGCTGTACTTCCTCCACCATCCATATTGTAGGCAAATTGAATATCATAGTGATCTAGTAATGTCTCAGCCACTTCTTGAAGTGTCATACCTTTTTCAACCATGGTATGTGTATTGTTTTCACGACCATCGCAACTAAAGAAAATTAAATCTTTATTAGGTAATTGCGCGATAACTTGTCTAGGATGACTTACAATCGTATTCGGACTATAGTCACCATCTTTCACAATGATTTTGCCATCAGAAATAATAGGACCGAATCCACTGACTGTGTTGTTATAGCCTTTATTTCTTATCTCACTAGCTTGTACATCTGGTGGGAATGAAGTCAATGTATTATCGTCACCAATCGCGAGTGTCCATCTATCATTTAATGCTGGGTACTCATCACCCTTAACACTATCTAATATTTGCCCTTCAAATAATTGTTGACCGTGCATTTTTAATTGACTACCACTACCAGTACTGGCATTACTCACAAAAGTAGCCTTCGTTTTACGTGCAAAGTCTGAAGGTGTCATATGTTCAGGTTTATTAGGATTATTGCCATATAAACCACGTTTTAACTTAATGATATTACCTTGACTATCTAAGTGTGGAATATGTGTAATATAATACGTTGTATCAAATTTGCGTCCTCTAAAATGAGATACCTCATTATAATAAGCACCCGTATTCATTTGTGTTTCTAAATTATCAGCTGTTTGTTTAGCAGTACTTGCAATTTCATCTATTCGTCCGAAGTCTTCATTGAGTCTATCTTGTGCAAGTTCATGTAAGTTGCCTTGTGTATCAACACGCATATCTTTTACTTCAGCAGTCGCATTACCATTCGCACCGATAATTTGATTTTTTACTCTATTATTTAATTTCTTAATTTCTGTTTCTACCGTAGAATTTCCATGCTTGATATCACGAGATTTTTTAGATTGTCAATAAGCACCCGTATTCATTTGTGTTTCTAAATTATCAGCTGTTTGTTTAGCAGTACTTGCAATTTCATCTATTCGTCCGAAGTCTTCATTGAGTCTATCTTGTGCAAGTTCATGTAAGTTGCCTTGTGTATCAACACGCATATCTTTTACTTCAGCAGTCGCATTACCATTCGCACCGATAATTTGATTTTTTACTCTATTATTTAATTTCTTAATTTCTGTTTCTACCGTAGAATTTCCATGCTTGATATCACGAGATTTTTTAGATTGTCNGTATTCTTTAACCATGTTATATAATANTTCTCTGTCTTTTTGAGACATTCTCGCATTNTCAATCACATTCCCTCGGAATTGATCATTGATTTCTCTAGGGAAGTTGTCATTATATCGTTTCATTTAAACCCTCCTTTATTCTATCCATTCAAATTGTGCATATATCCAGTTACTGTTGCTACTTCCAGATTGATTTGAGCTATCAATATAGACATTCAAAGCACCATTCCCTCGAATTTCAACCATGATAGGTTGTCTACCACTACCCGATCTAGAATAAAAAACTTGCGTATATTTCATAAATCCAGTAGGTAACTGTGCAATCTGTTCACCGTTTGAAAAATTCCGTATATTAACACGTATCATTTTTCTTGTGATTCTCTTTTCGCCACGTTCACCATATTGATGAACAATTTCTCGAATACCACAATTAAAACCATCTGTAGCATATAAGCCATTTTTGGGTGGACCTACTTGATACTCAATCCAATCTGAATCTCTAATAGATGTTGCTAAATCGTAAATACTATTTTGTAGGTCTAATTGCCATTGGTAATATTCTTCAAAACCATCCAAGCCATCAACATGTGCTCTTGTAAAGAATTGTTCACCATTGTCATCACGCGCCATTTTGATTTCTACATCTCTACTCATCTACTGTCACCACCCCAGTTGAAACCCAACTAGTGCCATTACCTACATTGTTAGCAGTACCACTACCATACTTGAGTGCACTTTTGACATTACGCACATTACGATTAATGAGTTGTTGTATCTGCACAATATCTTTACGTGAGTTACTGAATTCTATTTCAACAGGTACATTCATAATTGGATGTGACTCTGTTAACTTTACGACTTTTAAGTCCGTGTCATATTGTAGTGGTTTATGTTTGAGATGTACTTTATGGTTCTCTTGAATCTGTTCATAACCTAAGTAATTAGTCGACACTTCAACGACAGGTTCGTCAACTAATCGTTCTTTAAGTAAGGCTTCAAGTTCGTCAAGACTTTCAACATTGTCATCAAAAACAGTAGCTGCTTTCATATGACCAAACACATCATAATTTTTAGACTTAACTTGTTTATAGAATTTATAGATATCCTTACCTTTTAAAACAGCCGTAATATTAAATAATGTTGATTTTTCTGTACCAACATAACCTGTTGGTTTTTTAGATTTATAATCAATTTTGTTGTCTTTACCTCTGAATATACCTTTAAATGTGTGAGGTCCTTTTGATAAGTTCTTAGCAATGACTAATGGTTCAGTAATTGTACGTCTAGACCACGCACTCATTGTTTCATAGAATTCTCCGTCTAAATAAAAGTCCCAAACGCCACCTAGTTCTCCTTTTTTGAAGTTAAACATCAGTGTTTCATTGCCCCATCGACAATCAATTTGTACTTCAAAAGATGCCCCAACTGATTCAGTCCGCCATGTACCCGTTTTAATAAAGTTATCTTTAAAATTAAGTGCAGACGTTTTAATCGGGTTATAGTTCTTCGTTTCTTTTGTTGTTTTCTTTAAACCATAACCTTCAATGATTGTTTTCATTTCTGTAGTACTTACAGATGCTTGTACTTCGTCAGTATTATATTTATACATAATCACTTCATCTGACATCTTATAAAATGTCGCTTCATCATAAATATAAATCGTTTTATTATCTGCAAAGTAGATATATCCGAATAGTTCAGCACCTTCAACTAAATACTCTAATCCGTTTTTATTACCTAATTCGTCTATCACAACACGTTTATCAAACTTGCCTTTAATCACATATTTAAATCCTAATGGATTATTTCTAAAACCAAAGTCTAGATATTGTTCCAAAGTATATTTTGGTTTTTCTTCTTCTGTTACATCACCATTCATTTCTTCGTTTTCAATATCTTTATCGATATAGTGATTTTGAAACTCCATAAAAATATGCTTACCAACAATTTCGTTAGTAAGCATGAGATTATTTGATTTAACCGATGTTGATTTAATAATGTAATCTTGACCTTTCCACTTTAAAATAGCTTCATTCTGTAACATATTAAATACATCAGCATTATGATTGGTTTTTAAGGCAGTGAATGATATTTGACGTTCGTTGTTCTTCTCATATTCATATTTAAATGAACTATAATCAAAATCAATTAATATCTCACCCATCGTTCGTTTACGATCCATGACAATTAAGTTATACAAATATCATCACCTACCTATATACATAATTAAATGTAAATTTGATTTCTTTAACTATTACGCCATCACCAAGTACTTCAAAATCATTATAACCAGGGGCTAACGTGATATATTCCCAGTTAGTATCAATCCCACATCGTTTTTTATTCTTAAAAGGATATACACCATTGAGTATAATCGTGTCATTATCTCGTATAGCCTTTTTATACTCAAACTTATCACCAGTTGTCTTATTATGAAGAATAAATCCATTTGGTGCTTTAACATTCATTTTAATGATTAAATGATGACGATGTATGGGTGTAACGGTATCAGATGAACCATTAAAAATTTTAAACTTGCGTTTAGAATGAACATAAGAAATATCAGAATCTGTCTTTAAACCATTACCAAACTGCCAATAATCACTATTCAAACTGAAATCGTCTGTTGTCATGAGTGATTCTGAATAACCTTTTACAACCGGGAAATTCATCTCTAATTCAATAGCCGAAAAATCTTTTATTTCTGGTGAAACATCTGGATTTCCAACTAAATATTTTATTCCTGGCATTTGTGAATGTGTGACATAATAATGCTTTCTACGATTAAATATACTTCGCGCTTTTTGTTCTGCTAAATCAACACTTGCTTGATCTATCCCATCAATTCCAAAACGAACAGTTAAAGTAAAAGGTGCGAATGAAATAGCATTAGGCAATTCCCCATCTACACCGTTTATCGAAGTATTATTAGTTACAGAGACAGGATAAGATGGTTTAGCATCCAAAAAAATAAGACCCTGTATATTGTCTTGGACCTGAAAAATACCATCTTCTGTTAGAAGTTTTATCCACCTTTTACCCATATATAGTACCTCCTTGATTCCACATAGAATTCATATAGTTTTCTCCCATTAGATTAGATAATTCTTTTATAACATCATTAGTATTATTTCTACTATTAGGTGAACTAACTGTTTTAATTAACGCCTCAGTTAATTTGTTATTTTGATTATTTAACATTATAAGTTGCTTTAATAATTTCTCCATCACACTTGTATCGTTGTTCACAGTAACTTTAGGTTTCATTACATCCATACCTAAATAATCCATGATTTGTTCTGTTAACTGAATGGCTCTAGTACGCTTCGTTAATGGAACGATTGCTTCTGCTTTATTATTCTCACTAATTTCAGCTATCTTGTGAGTGGAAGAAATGCCACCATTTGCATATTTTCTTCTAGGTCCACTAGGGCTCCACCCACCATTAGGATTGAATTGACTTCTCCAATTTTTATTATTAAAGAAAGCAAGTAACTGATCGTATCCGTTTCTGATGTTTGTATGCCCTTTAACAGCGTAATGTCTGAATGTTTGTGGTATAAACTGAAGTAAACCTTGTGCAGGATTACCCATTAACGTATTTATATCTAAAAGAGATTTAGATTGTACTGCACCAGCGTTTCCTGAAGATTCGGCATTAATTAACGAGATGATGTTACTAATGTCAGAACCTGTTACAGAAACACCCATTTGTCTTGCTGCTCTTATAATATCTCCACGCCAAGCAGATGCACCTTTGTTTTTACTTCCGCCTCCATTAGCCATTGCTTCTTTTACCCAAGTTAAAGGATTAATAGAATCTGGATGATTATTTCTAAATCCTCTACCTTTGTTTACTTGCCAATGTAAGTGATCGCCAAACGAGTTACCAGTATTACCAACTAAACCAATAATGTCTCCTTGGCTAATACGTTGTCCTTTTTTAGCAATTTGTTTACTTTGGTGCATAAATATATGTGTGTATTTAGAACCGTCATATACTTGTGTTTCATTACCGCCACCATATGGAGAGAACCATCTTTGAATAACTTCCCCGTCAATTGGTGAAGGTATCTTTGTGCCTCCTGGTACAGCGTAGTCAATTCCGGCATGTCCACCAGATGACCAACCTCTGCCTGGTGTTATCGGCCAATTAGCAAATGGATTATATCCGCCTCCTGACAAGCCGAATTCATCAAACATAGAAGTTACTTTATCTGAAAGACTCGATTTTAACTTTTTGTAAGCACCTCTCACTAACGCACCTGTATGAGCTGGAATACCTTTAAAGTCTACTCCGAAATCTCCCATAACTCGCTTAATTAGTTCTTTAGGTTTTTCCATAAAGTCCCATACATCTTTAACAGATTTAGATACAAAAGCAGAAGCTTTCCCGACTTGCTTTCCAACTTCATCTTTAACGTCGTCAGCAATAGTACCAATTCCGTCTAAGGCTTCGGCACCGTGAGATACTGTTTTACCAGTTAACTTACCAAATGCACCAAATAACTTTTCATCTAAACGTTTTTTTCCATTTGATCCACTATGGAATTTAGGTAATAAACCTAATTGGTCTAATTGTTGGGTAACGCCACCACTGTGAACTTTATCTCCTTGTTGAAGAAATACTGGAACATCTTTACCTTTCGGCATATACATAGAACCATCTTTACTTTCGATGATTTCTTGAGTGAAACCACCCTTTCCGTTACCTGGCCCTTTATCGTTTACAATCGCCATTGTAGCTTGTTTAAGCCCGCCTTCTGAATCAGTAGAAACACTTGGACTTGTTGTACCGGTAGACAATTTCTTTCCAATTGTACCCGCACTTTGAATAGTGTTTATCGGTTTGATAAGACTTTCACCAGTAATGCCAGTAGATATCTTATTAATCCCGTTAATCATATTATTTAATCCAGTGATGGCTTTATTAGCAACTTTTATTCCTAAATCTTCTGCTGCTCTTCCCATAGCTGAACCAATATCACGGATGTATGATAATGTTTTATCTAGCCATGATTTAAAACCTTTATATGTGGATTTAGCTTTACTCCATCCATGACTAGCAATGTCAGTAAATTTGGACTTCGCACTATCCCACATGCTACCGAAATTAGATTTAGCATTTCTATAGGTTTTACCTAACCATTTTGAGGAAGAATTATAAACAGATTTTGTTTTCTCACCTACTTTACTAGCTGTCCACGTGAGTTTGTCTTTACCTTGATTCCAAACACCAGTAAATTTATCTTTTGCAGTAGTGTATGTTTTGCCTAGCCATTTTGTTGCACTACCACTAATACTAAGGAACTTACCAGATGCAGTTCCTGCAGTTCTACCTAACCAATTTCCTGCGCCTTTTGATATCGACTTAAACTTACCTACAGCTGTTCCCGAAGCTTTTCCTAGCCACTTCGTCGCGCCACTACTAATGTTTGTGAATTTACCTAATGCAGTTCCTGCAGTTTTGCCAAGCCATCCAGCAGAAGTTTTGTACATATCTCCAAATTTAGTTTTAGTTTGTTGTGTTAAAGTTGTAAATGTAGTAGAAGTAATAGTTTTAACATCTTGCCAAAGATTACCAGCTTTTACCTTGACGCCAGGTAACCAACCTGTCGCACTACCTGCTTTTTTAAAGACCCATTCGGTTGTAGAATTCCAACCCGTTTTTATAGGATTCCAAATTTTAATCCCTACATTTGATAGACTTTGTTTACTTTTTTCAAGAGAAGAAGATAACCCTCTACCTATCCAATCAATAATGTCGTATCCGATTTGACTAGCTTTTTTAACATAGCTATCATGCCAACCATTTATAGTATCAGTAAACCCTTTTTGCCAGCCATTTAATGTGTCGTTAATAGCTGTGCCTGAACCCCAGTATTTTTTAAAGTCAGACACGAAGTTTTTCCACAATTTTTCGGCACCTGTATAAACGTGGCCATTACTTAGATCCATTTCTTTAGAAATATCTTTATTTCCTTTTTTAACAGTATCTCTAACTTCGCCAGATTTTTTCTTAGCTTTGTCTACTGCATCGTTATACTCTGATTCGATATCTAAAACTAATGATCGGTGCTCGTTTTTATTTATTGAACCATCTTTAAGTGAAGCGTTAGCAGCTTGTAAAGCTTTATCTCGTTTTTCAGCCGCTTTCTTAATTTCATCTTCTTCGATTTCATAAGCTTCTTTAAGTGCTTTACTAATTTCTTTATTAGATAAACCTTCAGCGTTATACTTCATCCTAGAAAGAATCGCTTGTCTTTCTGCTTCACCTTTTGTTGCGTATCCTATAACTAATTTGTTTCTAGCTTCTTCTTTTTTTTGTATCAGCTTTTGTTCTTCAGGGCTAATCTTACCGTCTTGATAGGCTTCTATCGTTAATTTATTAATTTCTGCATTAAGAGCATTAACTTCTTCAAGTTTTACTATACCTGCTTTTTTAGAACGAGTAATGATATTTTGTTTATCTTCATCGGATAAAGAATCACTATAACTCAATGCTTCTTTTAAATTATTTTGTATCTCTTGTCCTCTTTCTTTGACAACTTTAGAAGCTTCTTTACCGGTTTGATATATACTTGTAGATAAATCATTTTGAGTTTCTTTGTTTATTTTGCCACCATTAATTTTGACTTTTTCAAACTCTTTAATGGTACCTTCGCTCAATTTAACATATGCGCCTAAAGCTTTCTTAGTGCCTTTTGAAACACCTTTACCTAGAACATTTACAGTGTCTGTTGCTTTTTTGTTCCCCTTAGAGAGTTCATCAAATACACCTTTTGTTGCACTCTTTAACTTTTCATAATCTTTAGTCGCATCTTTTCCTTGTTTTGATTTCTCCCAAGTATCCATGAACTTAGTTCCTAAATCTCCAACCCAATTACCTAAATCTTTTATACTTGTTAGAAGACTTCCTCCAATACCTGATGAGAAGGTTTTAATTACTTCTCCAGCACCATTCACACCTTTTCTGAACCAGTCCACTTTTTTATAAGCAACACCTAATCCAGTAGTAACTGCAGTTAAAGCAAGTCCCCAAGGACCAAAGCCCTTAACACCTTTCAATAACATTCCGCCGAAACTTTTTATGTTTTTCGTACCTAAACTGAAAACATTTGATAACTTACCAATACCTTTACTAGCTTTAGCACCTTTAGTATTCGTCGTCATCATAGCAGTACCTGCAGCTGAATGTGCTGTTGCGTTAACTCCAGCTTCAATACTGTTTTTAGCCATGATTCTGTTGAGTCCTGTGTATCCTTTCATAGCAGAACCTATACCACGAATTAATAAACCTGTACCCAGTAAAAGTGGACCAGTTGCTGCTGTGATAAGACTAAAACCAACTGCTGCTAATTTAGCACCTTTAGGTAATCCATTTAAGTAGTCAACTGTATTTTTCAATCCGCCAATCATGCCTTTTAAGGCAGGTTGAACACTTTCAAATATTGACAACCCTAATTCTTCAGCTGCTGAACGCAATTCTCTTAATGATCCACCGAGTCCACCTTCCATTGTCTTAGACATTTTGTTGGCTGAACCTTCACTTTTGTCAATTGCTTTAGATAATTTAGAATAATCAGATTCAGAAGCATTAATTACAGCTAAAGCACCAGACATAGCTTCTTTACCAAATATAGTCGCTGCTGCACTTGCTTGTTGATCTTTTGATAAACCGCTAAATTTATCTCTTAATTGATCCAGTACATCACGCATCGGTAACATTTCACCATTACTATCAGTAATTGAAATACCTAGTTCTTCCATTTGGTTTTTCATCGCTTTTGTCGGTTTAGCTAAATTTGTAAACATCGTACGTAAAGCAGTACCGGCTTTTTCACCTTTAATACCAGCATTACTCATTAAACCAATCGCTATAGATGTATCTTCTATGGTGTACCCTAACGCTCCTGCAACGGGTGCAGCATATTTAAACGCATCGCCCATTCCTAAAACATTGGTGTTTGCGTTAGCACTAGCAGCTGCTAAAACATCAGCAAACCTTCCGCTATCTTTAGATTTAAGCCCAAACGCTGTAAGACCATCCGTTACAATATCTGATACTTGTGCTAAGTCCTCACCAGATGCTGCAGCTAAGCTCATAATTCCTGGCAAACCTTTTACCATATCATTTGTTTTCCAACCAGCGAGCGCCATATAATTCAAGGCATCTGCACTGTCTGTAGCACTAAATTTAGTAGTAGCACCCATTTCTCGTGCCTTTGCTTTTAATTGATCTAACTGCTTACCACTCGCACCAGAAGTCGCTTGCACCTTACGCATGGAATCATCGAATTCCACACCTAATTTACTCGCGTATCCTAATGCGCCAACAATCGGCGTCGTAACATACATAGACATATTACGCCCTACACTCTGCAATCCCATTCCAAAACGTGAATAAGAGTCACTTAACTTATCAAACTTATCAGCTGTTTTAGTAAAATGACTATTTGCTAATGCTTGCTCTTTGTTGAACAACTTCATTTCTTTAGAAGTTTTTTCAATAGCTTTTTCAAGGTCATTTAATGAAACTTTTTCATTATTAATTTTCTTAGTTGCTTCAGCTTGGTTTTTAGTATAATCCTGTATTTCTTTATTTAGCTTTTTATGTTGGGCTTGCGCGTTCTTTAATTCTGAACTAGATTGTTTATAAGATTGTTTAACTTTATCGTTTTGACCTTTTAGTTCTTTGTGTCTATCTGATAATTGTTTAACAGTAGCACGTTCTTTTTTATACTGTTCGACTAAATTTTGATGTACTTGTCTTTGTTGCTTTGTTGCATCGCTAGCTTTCTTAGTTTCTTCAGTAGAAGCTTTACCAGAATCTCGAAATTGCTTTTCTGCTTGCCTTAATTGATCTAATTTTTGTTTAGCTTTAGTTTTTTCATCATTAACGACTTTTTGTTGTAGTCTAGCTTTTTTAAGATTATCATTAGACCTTTTAATCTCGTCATTAGACTTCTTTAGTGCTTGGTCGTTCTTTTTATGTTCATCGGTCAGTTTAGATAGTTGGGTTTCTACTTTTTTAATTTCTATTCCGGCGCTTTTATAACTATCATTTAAATCTTTTAGTTCTTGCTTAGCTTGACCGTACATTTTCTTTTGAACAGTTAGTTTATTATTCAAACCATCTAGTCGAGTTTGGTATTTCTGCATAGATCGTTCAGATTTATCAAAAGCAGATAGATTGGCTTTCATCTCACTATTAACGACACCAAGTTGTCTTTTGAGACCTTTCATACCTTCTTGCACACCAATGGCATCAAGTGTCATCTCTAAGGTTAAGCCTTGAAGTTTTTCATTAGACATTTAACTCCTCCTTTCTATCCACCACCGAACAACGCTCTCAAACCTTCGCCTGTTATGGGTTCTTGTTTGGTTACAGGAGATTGTTGTTCTTCCGGACTATTCTCAGATTCGTTTTTTGAATTCAACATTTTAAGTAAGAGCAGGTATGGTTGGTTATTAGTTGTTTTAAAATCCCATCCATACCTATCTGCACAAATATGTCTAATTTTATCGAAGTTCGATAAAACATCTTTTATTGTTATTGTTTCTCGATCTTTCCCACTTCTTCTGATTCATCTTCGTCACTTTCTTCATCTTCTCCAGAGATTTCGCGAAATATATCCTCTAAAATTTGTTTGTAAAGTTTAGTACTCATGTTTTCTAAAATATCTTTTTCAGTTAAGCCTTGATCAGCAAATAAACTCACAAAATATTCACGTTCCATTTGTCTTAATTTTTTGTCGTCAACAACTTGGTTAAATTTTTGTTGTACTAACTGAACATAAAATTCTGGGTTATCAAATTCAGTGCCATATTCTTTTTCAACTACAGCAATAGCTTTTTTTCTTGCTTTTTCACTTTCTTGCTTTTGTTTTTCCTGAAACTCATAGAATCTTTCTGCTTCAATTAAGCTAATGTCCTCTTTTAAATACGACTCTTTCTTGCCTGTTTCACGGTTTTTAATTTCAAATTTAATCATTTATAATTCCTCCAATGTCTTGTTTTTTATTTGCGCAAATAAAAAAGAGGGCGTAAAGCCCTCTATATAGTTATTCTTCTGTATTTGGTTCTTCAACTGTGTTAACTGTTACCGTTGCAGTATCTGTTTTATTACCGTCCTGCGTTGTAACTGTAATAGTTACTTCACCTTCTGTAATACCAGTTACGGTACCATTGCTCGATACAGTAGCGACTATTTCATCAGAACTTTTATATGATACTGATTTATTAGTTGCCGTTGATGGTGCTACAGTTCTATCTAATTTAGTTGTGCCACCAACATCAATACTTACAGTCTTAGGTGATATAGTTACACCTGTAACTGCAATAGGTTTTGTTTTGAACGAGGGTATCTCGACCTTCTCGCTTTCGCCATACTCGTTCTCAAAAGATGCTTTATAAGTTCCTGCAGGATAATCGGTATTTGCCTTCAAGCCATCAATTGTGACTTTTGCTTTACCATCTTCTTGTCGTTCAGCAGTACCTACCAGATCATCGCCTTTGTATACTTTTAATGTATCAGCCATTTTACGACCTCCTTATTAATTATTTTAGTGCCCCTATTCTGCAGTAATAGACGCTGATTTAGAGTTAGCATCTACTACTACATTTTGGGGATTATGAGGGTGTATTACCTTCTTCGCCTTCTGAATTAGAGTTTTCTTCATTTTCTGAATTAGATTCTTCTTCATATCCTGGGAATACTAATTTCATGAACTCGTCAGCACCTGTTTTGCCTTCATGATATCCATATACACGACTTTTTCCATCAATTTTTCTGTTCATCCAGTCACCAGCTAATTTAGTTGGTTCTGGTGCCTCTTCATTTTGCTCTTTAGTTTTTGTTTCAATTGATTCTAAACCCAGAGTACCTTTCACTAATGCACAATAAATTGGGTCACCAGTAATAGCGTTTGAAGATTCTCCAATAACTGCAACATAAGGCGCTCTAGTGTCTTCTCCAACCCATGAAGTTCCATTTTCATCTTTTTCACGACCTAGTATCTTATCTAGATGGTCTGTTGGGATATTGAATAAATCCATATCAGATTTAACTTCGCCTGTACCTTGTTTTTTCATCCATACACGCTTGTTAGAAGCCCACATATCAACCAGTTCTGGCGTAAGACCAGTAATGTTAAGGTTGACTGTTCCACCTTTTTCATCTTCCCATACATATTTTTCTTCGATTTTTTCTCCAGTTGAATCAAAAACACCTACATGTAATCTTTTGAATCCTGCTAATGCTGAACCATTTTTAGTTTCTGGCATATTAAATTTCCTCCTTAAAATAAAAAGAGCACGTTATTCAACGAGCTCTCCTTTGTAATATTTGTTTTTTGGTATTCCTAAATACTTTCTTGCTAGAACATATTTATTCGTTTCTTCAAAATATTCATCAAACTCTTTGCCTTCTTGCTTAAAACCATTAGTCCATAAAATTTTTCTAATTCTGTTTGCGACTTTTAGTGATATGTCATATTTGGAACTCTGAACATCAATCTGTACAAAAAAAGTTTCAGATAAATATTTATCTGAAACAAAGGTACTTGGTTCTCCATTTAGTGATCTCATTAATATGAAAGGTTTTGATTTATCAGAACTTTCTGTTGTCCTTATAAAATACACTCTGTCATTTACAATCGTCTGAATATATACGTCTGCGATAAGAAGCTCTTTTATATAGTCTAAAATATTCATATCATGTTCTTCCTTATCTCATCTTTTATGATGTTTCTATAAATCTTCTCAGATTTTTTTAGTGCCTTTGCAATAACTGCATGACCTTTTGGAGTATACTCTTTACCATCTCTTGTATATCCCCATTCATTCAAGTGAATTAACCTATATCTATCCATTGGACCTTGCCAATATACCTGTATACCTCGTACACCATTTAAATACTTGGGTTCAGATAAATTAATTTCTTTCCGAGAGGCACCTGTGTCTTCAAAAGTTTTAAAAGCAGAGGACAACTCTTTCTCAAAGTATGCACCCGCCTTTTTTAAAGCTTTATCATTAACTTTTTTTGAGTTTTCTATCCCATACTTTTTTTCTAATTGATTTACAAGTTCTCTAACCCCTTTTATCTCTACACTCATGGTTTTTCTACCAATAAAAGAGTAATGTAATTTTCAATTGGTGTATTTGGTCGCATCTCAATAATATTGAAATATTTATTCCTATAATATTTGTTAGAGACTTTGACGAAGTGTTTATTAGATATCTCGTATGCTCTATAAGGATCTCTTATAATAATCGATAATCCTTTGACATATTCTGTTGATTTCATGATTTCTAAATCTTTAATGGAAGGATTGTATATTTTGGCAAATGAATTATATAATTCTACTTCCTTATCTTCATCTTCCGGATAAGGACCTGTTTTTTTAAAGCTCACAAAACTAACTTTATCTTTCATTTCGTTATAGAGCATATCATCACCACTTTTTTAGCTTTAATATAAATGATTGTAATGCTTTTTCATTGAAGCTTTTCTTGTCTTTAGAGTTATAATTTTCTTTAACAAACCCTCTAGTTTCATAATCTCTAGAAATAATATATTTTATGGCTGAACAATATAGTGAATATCCAACTTCACCTTCTTGATATTCAGGAACGCCACTAAAATGTAATTCTTCTTTGGCAGAGTCTAAAATACTTAGTATAGTTGTATCCTCAAAATCATAGTCAATTCTTAGCCATTCTTTTATATTTTCCATATTCATAACATCAACCCCTATTCAGCAGAGATAACAACAGATTTAGTATTTGTCGTTACCTCTACATTTCGGGGAATATTAGGGTGTTTCTACAACTTTCGCAATACGGAAAGCTGAATCTAAAGAACGCTGTTGATCATACCACGCAGTTAATACGAATAAGTATTCACCTTTTTTAACGTCTTTGTCTGTATCATACGTTGTATTGTCGTAGTTAATGCCGAAGTAGTTAAAGTCTCCAACAATTGGTTTAACTGCAGCATCAGTAAACACAACTGGTTTACCAAATACTTTTTCTGCTGGTGTGTCAAAGAAGTTTGTTGTTCCATTTGATAAGTAATCTAAGATATCAACAAAATCAACGTATTTCATGTAAATTACTGCATTATCACGGAAGTCTTCATGAAGGTCTGCCAAAGCCTTGATAATCGCTTTATAAGCATTTTCTCCTTCAACTTCTTTGATATCACCATTATAAAATGACATATGCTCTAATCCTGCTTTAGGATTAACTGCTAAGGCATCTTTACGCTCTTTAGCTGCTAAACCTGAAGATAAAGCATTTTCGACCCAATTAACTAAATCGACGTCTGAACCATGAATTACTGTATCTGAAATTGCAGCGAATACTTTAAATTTATTAGTACCAAATTTTACAGTATCTCCTTTTAACTTCATTTCCTTTGCAGTCTCTACATCAGTAATAAAATCATCATCATCTAATGTGTAAGATACACGTGGAATTTCTAAACCTTTGATATTTGTTAAACGTGCTTTTTCACGTAATTGGTTTTTTGCAAATGGTTCTGAAACAATCTCTTTTGAAAGTGTTTTTGGTAAGAATTTATCTCCACCAGAATCATTTCCAGTTGGTAAAGCATGTAATAAACGTTGCGCTTCTTGTGACGGTTTAGCAAATTCGTTTGGTAATAAAGCATGACGATAGAACTCTGCTTTTGCTTTCACCATTTTTTCTTCAGAACTCAATGATTGATATACACCACTTTGAGCGTTTTCTTTTTCTGCCTTAGCCGTTTCTTTTTGTTCTACATCATTTTTCCTTTGTTCTAAAATATTGAATCTCTTTTGTAATGTATCTACTTCTTTTTCTAACTGCTGAACTTCTTCAAAATTTACGTTGGGATCACCAGCTTTTTTTGACAATTCGTCATTTTTACTTTTTAATTGCTCACCTACAGTGTGTAAAGATTGCTTTAATTCATATAATGTTGACATAGTTTATTCCTCCTATAAATTTAGTGTTAGTTTTAAGCCTTCACATTCTCTTACAATTTTTTCTCTCTTAATTTTTTCTTCTTGAGACATAGTTTCTTTAGGTGTTTCAACCATGTTAGTTTTGTTTAAATCACTAATATTTGTGATTTTATCAACATCTTTTTCAATGTATTTAGGTGTTTTTCTGAAAAGTTCTAATTGAGATTTTGAAATACTTGCAGCTATTTCATTCACACCTAATATTTCATCAACAAAACCTTTCTCTAATGCTTCATCGGCTGTTAACCATGTTTCCGCATCTAACATTTGATTTAGTTCTTCTTCTGAAATATTTTTCGCTTTATCCAAATACGCGTGATTGCTAGCTTTGTCAGTTTTATCTAACAAATTAGCTGTTTCACGTAATTCTTTTGAGTTGCCCATAGTGATAATCCATGAATTGTGAATCATTAAAAGACTATTTTTGTGCATAAAAATAGTATCACCGCTCATTGCAATAACACTTGCGATAGATGCAGCTAATGCATCAATATAGATATTAATTTTTGCGCTATGCATTTTAAGCATGTTGTAAATAGCGTGTCCTGCAAAGACATTTCCACCGGATGAGTTGATATGAACATCTATTTCAGATACATCACCCAAATCATCTAAGGATTGTTTGAAATCTGTAGCTGTGACCTCATCATCGTCCCATTTACTGCTGACAATATCACCATAAATCATTACTTCGCCTTTGGCATCACTTTTCTTCTTCACTTGAAAGTAAGTTGCTCTGTTCGTCATTTGTCCCACCTCCTTTCAAGTTTCTTTTAGTTGGATCCATTGTTATCGGATATAGATCTCCACTTATAAGTGGTACATCTCCACCGTCAATTGGAGGTAAATCTTCTAAAGCGCGTATTTCATTAATTGTGTTATATCCACTTCTTACCGCTTTGAAATAAACTTCAGCTTGTGTTTTACTATCTGCTCTTAAGAAGGACTTAATATTAAATTTAAAATACATACCTCTTTTTCTATCTTCTCTTGTCAAAAGTTTTCTATTAAATTCCTCTTCATACTGTTTAATGATAGGCAAAAGAGTATGTTGTAAATAGAATCTATTAAGTTCTTCATTTTTAGAGAAATTCAACCCTTCTTTTGCATTCAAAAATACCGCCGGTATCTGAAAAACATTCGCTACTCTTTCACGAGTAAGGTTTTCAGATGCGACGATATCTTCCGAAACATATTTTTTATCTAATGGATCAATTTCAACACCAGGCTCTTGGAATAACACACCACCATTTTCTTCATAAAAATCTCTGAAATTCGTTATTATCTCAGTTTTTTTATCAGTACCTACGTTAGATCCATATTTTAAAATGAACGAATCTGGCTTTTCCATTTCTTTTAAATTGAAACTCCTTAACGCGTTATCAAAGTCCATTGTATTCTTCAATACGTCTATCGGACTGATGCCTTGAACCATGTTTGCAGCTACTATGTGCTTGAAATGCAATATATCCGTATTATGAACGATTAATTTATTTTCAGTTGCTGCATGAATAACGTAATACATTTCCTTACTGTTATTCTCAATTACAACTTCTACAGTGTCTGGATTAAGTAAATATAATTTAGAAGGTTGATAATAAATATCCCGTTCAATCAATACATATGCATTACCTTTTTCATTTCTAGTCGTTTCTATTTGATTAATAAAATCAAAACTACTAATTGAATTATTGGGTGATGACGTTAATAAGTCAGAGACATCATTAGTAATGGTTTCGTAGTTTTTATATAACTTTATTGGCAAACTGGCCATTGAATTAGATAATTTGGTTATTGCAGAGAAAATTGTTTCATTCGTTTCTAATGTATTATTAAGCACGCCCCAAAAACTTTTGTTCCTCCAAGGGCTGAAATTATACAAACTCTGTGTAGATGTATCAATCCAATTATCTATTAAACGACGTTTAATTCTTTGCATCATATTTGGTTTAGCCACATTCCCACTTCCTTTATCTCATTAGGTCTTTAAAACTAATAAACTCTATTTCACCCGTACCATTATCAGAAATGATTTTACTCATTATATCTGTATACGTGTTTAGTAATGCTGCAAAGCCATCTATCTTTCTGTACTTACTCTGTTTAGAAGGTAGCCAATTTCCATTTCTATCTTTTTTAAGTTGAACATTATTGATGTACCATCTCAGTAATGGATTGTTATTAAAGACTACTTTTCCGTCTAAAAACATTTCTTTTAAATCTTTTAAAGCAGGACTTAACGTTAATGCACCTTGTCTTGTTTCTTGCGTGTCAAATCCATAGTTTATAAGTTCTTGATTTAATTTATAAGCATTAGCCCTATCATAAGTAATTTTCTGTACAGGGAAATTTTTATCAATTTCTAATATCCAATCATACACTTTTTGATAGTCAATGTACTGTCCGTCACAAATCGTCAAATATCCTTCTTCTGCCCACTCTCTATATGGTATTTTTTCATTTGCATATTTGACTTTCTGTTCAGGAATCCAAGAATGTGATATAACAGCGATTTCTCCATTATCTAAAGCGAATGTTGCACACGCAGATGTAAAGTCTTCTGTTTCTGATAAATCATATCCTATAGTACATGGTCTTCCTTTTAGCTCATTAAAATCAATAACCTTATTATTTTTAAGTACAGTACTATGTTCGATAAAGGCCATTTCATCATTATTAGCAAATATATTAAATCGCTTTGTTATAAAGTCGCCTCTTTCCTCTGGAACTCTTTTAGCTTTTTCCCAATCTTCTTTCATTTCTTCTAAGTCTATTGATACACCAAGATTTGGATTTGCTTTTATCCAATTACTAGAGTCATTTAAATCATCTTCATCATCAAGCGAAGCTAAATAATAAAATGTTCTTTCATCTTTTACGATGCCATCTAAGGCATCCTTACCTGCTTCCACCATATCTATTAATGGACCATCTAGTTGAAATCCAGCCGTCGTAATATAGATTAAAAGTGGCTGTCTTCTCGACTGTCTACTATTTTTAATAACAGATATCAGTTTATAATCTTTGTATTCATGGATCTCATCGAAGATGCCTAAATGAGTATTTAAACCATCAAGTTTTTCACTATCTGATGCTTGAGGTTCAATTTTAGAATTTGTTTTGTCGTAAAAAATTGCATCGCGTCTTGATCTAAAATTTTTATTTAATACAGGTGAAGCTTTTATCATATTTTTAGATTCATCAAATAATAATCTTGCTTGTTTCATACTATTTGCGAGTAATACAACATCAGCACCCGGCTCTCCATCTTCAGAGACTCCAAAATTCGATTCTCCAGATATTAGTGTTGTCTTTCCGTTTTTCCTTGCGACAAATATAACGCCTTCTTTAAATCTTCTTAGCCTTGTCTCTTTATTAACCCATCCGTGTAAAGAACCTAATATAAAATGTTGCCATGGTTGTAGTATAAGTTGGTTATAACTCCCTTTAGAGGGTTTACAAAACTTCTCTATGAATCTAATTGGTTTATGACCTAATTCTTCATCAAATTCCCATTTACTAGACTTATCTTCCAAATAACTCAAATGTCTTTGACATTCTTTAATAACGTATTCACTGGCAACAATATTACCTTTAACAACTTGTTCTGCATACCATGTGGTTAATAATTTAGGTGAAGGCTTATTCAGTAATTTAATAGTCACCGAAACCTTCCTCCTCCTCTACAATTTTTTCCCTTTGAGCAGCAGTAAGCCCCATGGATTTTAATAAGTTATTTAAAGTTTGTACGGTTTTAGTAAGTTCAATACTTAACGGATTTTTGACAAGATTAGTTGCCCCAGCTTTATTCGTATATTCATACATAAGTTTGGCATCTTTTAATTCATCTCTTAATCTGCAATAAAACTGATATGTTTCTAAATATAGAGAAATCAAAATATCATCTGATTTTTGATAGTTATCTATATATTTAATCAATTGTGCTTTTGTGATTTTCATGGTGTTACCCCCTTTCATGAAAAAATCCCCCAGGTTGCGAAGTCTTGGGCTCAGTCGGTTCATCACCGAAAATGCTACAAAACTAAATGTAGGGGGGATTGAATTTAAATTGTTTTCAATTTACAATTTTATAATTTTTATATTTCTATTTTTATTTTCTTGATTATCATTAGCGTGTATTTTATTGTGACAAGAACTACATACACACATCAAATTGTCCAATTCTAATGCTTTTGAAAAATCCTCAGTCACATAAATGATATGATGAACAATTTCAGCGGGTTTAAATTTATTTTCTTTTAAACACATTTGACATAAATAGTTATCTCTATCCAATGCCATTAGTCTTAATGTTCTCCATGCACTAGAATGATAAAACCAATCGAACTCATATTCCTTTCTGCCGTGTTTATAATTATTCATTGTCTTCTACTCCTTATGAGTTAGGCTCATTAGTCCAGATACATTACAACCATATTGGATTACATACCTCTCAGCTTAAGTAAGCAAAACAAAAGGACCATACTCGGTTGAGTACAGTCCATTGATTGATTATAGTTACGAGATTACGTATTTAATATTAGATTACAAGTATGATTAATTGTTATCTACAATCTTTCTACAATATCATATTATCAAGATTCAAACCGCAATTCGCTAATGTGGTAATTGCGCTTTAGTCAAAATGTATCCAACCAATCCTCTTAGCAGTATCTCTCATGATTTGATTACGCATGCGTATAACCGAATACTGACTCAATACCTTATCGTCTTCCCTGCGCTTAGTTAACTCGTGAGCTATGTCTTCCCACTCATATACAAGTAGGTCCTTCTCCCAGTATCGATAATCAATGATACCTTTCTGTTCTGGTGTAGCCATGCGGTATACGTCTTCTATTGCTTGTATCGTAGACTGTAAGTTACGGTACTTCATATCTTGATGTAGCTTAACTACTTCACTCTCTACTGGGTTACTTGGTATATTTGATTTTCCACCACCTTGATTAGTATCTTCTGGTTGGTATAGTAATTCGTATCTTCTATATAAAAGTTGCCCTTTTAAATTATCATAGTTTATCCAAAACTGTTCTAACTTCGGGATATCTTCTTTACCTAATTTCATGTGAGTCCTCCCTAATTTAAAGTTCTACTACTGAAAAATGAATATCTTTTATTTTAAAAAAATATTATTATTTCCGTGTTCTTCTTTTAATTTGTGATATAAAACTAGTCGTTCTATCGATTGTTCGTAATACCTTTTATCTTTTTCGACTCCTATATACTGCCCGTTACTTCTTTAGCACGCATGTGCTGTAGTACCTGAACCCATACACATATATCAAGAACTATTTCATTCTCATTAGTGTATGTTTTAACTAAATACTCAAAGAGTTCAACAGGTTTTTGCGTTGGATGAAATCTGATTAAATCCTCATTTTTTTATTGAAGATTTGATAAGTTGATTTGAATAATTAGTGTATTTCAGTACATATTCCCCATCCTTCATTTCTCGCCAATTAGTAGAATTAGTCGTCCTTTTTATATTGGTGTATAGAAAATCTTTGTCCCTATTTAAATTGTGATTAAAGTATATATAAAATATAGCAAGACTATAGTTATAAGGATAAATAACATGTTTAAAGTCTTTTTACTCATATTATTCAGTAAAAGTGTAAATATAAGTATTATCGATATACTTAAGATTGAAATCAACATCATAAACTCAAACATTTTAACCCCTACTTTCAAATGTTTATTTACAACAATATACCCTATTATTATAATTTGATGTAATTATATTTAGTGGTATTAGAAATTTTAAATATTAATTAGTCAATTCTAGGTAATATCATTACTTAACACTCCTTAGATTATCCCAACAATTCGTCTGCTTTATATTTTATTGCTTTCAATTCATCTTGTCTTTCTTCTTCAAACATATTTCCATAAACTTTATCTTAAGAATTTTCATACTTATATGCTTTGTCTGATAAACGTTTATATTCATCTGCTAACCACTTAATCGGTTCATCTTTACTATTGATGTTATTTATTTGTTCTTCTACTGATACCATATTCTATCCCTCCTTAACTGCCATAATAATTAGCGCTAGCAGTATTGCTGTAAATAGTATTAATCCGAATGTCATAATAAGTTACCTATCATCACGCCGATAATCACACCCATAATCATTCCAAATGTTATTGATTGACTGACAGTTTTAACAATCAGTTTATTAGTTACTTCACTAATCTCTTTACGATAATCATCGAATATTTCCATATCTCTTTTATGCATATCTTCAATGATTTTATCTACTTGCCCTTGATTGTATGTTTTCATTCAACATCCCTCCTACTTCATAAACACTAACCAATGTATACAATGCTATAAATGATATTGTTAATGTGATTAGGTATAGTTTCATAACTTTAATTCTTCCTATACTCGTTTATCTCTATCAGTCATTGTTAAACCTAATCTCATGCCTTCAATAAACTCGTCATACTCATATCCCATACTTAATCACGCTTCCTTATCTCCATTCAATCAACTGTGGTAAGTTCATTTCTTTCTTAGTATTTATTGTTGGCATGTGTTAGTCCTCCTTAAATGACAAAAATGTCACATAATTACATTATTTGTCACATGATTTAATAGACTTACTTTATTTTTTTAATATATAATCAAAAATAAAAAGGTGATTAAATGTCTATAAAATTTGGTTTCAAAGAAATATTTTCATTATTTTGTATTCCGTTAATATTTTTTATTGGTTTTATAACCGAGTCTTTCAATACAGGTACTTATACTAAAGCGACTGTTGATACTTCTTTAAGAATCATTTTGTTTATTGCTTTGTTTGTAATGTTTAAAGATTATCTAGCAAAAGAATGGAATAAATTTAAAAATTTAAAGTTATACAAATGGTTAATAATTATTGCTGGTGCAATATTCCTACAAGTAATAATATCTATTGTTAACCAGTTTGTACCATTAGTTCATACAAATGAAGTTGTTCCTAATCCTTCTGAAAATATTGATTTTCTTACCGTTAGCACAAAGTTATTTTACTTATTAATTTTCATTAGTATTGGACCAGTAGTTACATCATTAATCGAAGACATCGCATTTAGATATACACTGTTAGAAAAACTATTAAGCAAAAACATTATAATTAATGTCTTATTAGTATTGGTTAACAGTGCGCTATTCGGTGCAATTCACTATTATAATTTCGGTGGAAGTTTGATTAATACAATTCCATATATGTTTGCAGGTTTGTTTTTAAACTGTATTTATCTATGGACGAGAAATATATGGCATGTATTATTGATTCATTTCTTTAACAATTTTGTCTTAAGTATTGGCGGAATTCTTATCATTGGTATTATTCGTATAATAATGAATTAACATAAGCACACTTAGGTATGCTTTTTATATATCAAAAATACTTAACTGTCCCCCTACTACTGGTTCGCCATCATGCTCTACTACATAATCTTTATGAGTGAATCCATGATGTAATATGAGGTTTCCTTTGTTATCAGCTATACGGTAAATATCAACTGTGTCTTTATTCACACGCCATTCTGTGATTTCTCCTACCTGGTCTTTACCTACCTCAAAACAACTTTTATCGTCATAAATTTTTGTGATCATATTTACCAACTCCCACAACAGTCATTGAATAACTGCTTAGCATAATCGCCAAACTCTGTTTTCTGAGGGTACTTCTTTAGCCACGGCTTATGTTTCGAATAATCCTTCTTAGGCTTTTTCTTTTTACTTTCCAAATTTTTATATTTTAAATATGATTCCGCATTACATTTCGCAACACCTTTAGGCACATTTACCGCTGTATCAATTTCCCACCTAGCTCTTATACGCATCCTTACGAATGGCATATCTAACTCATACTCCTCAATGCTATTAAGATGTGAATCCGTTAATATATATTTTTTACCTTCAACTACTATTTCCTTGCTCACTTAAGTTCCATCTCCTCTAGCTTATAATCTTTAACTTCGAATCTATTAGTATCAGAAAAATCATATGGGCATGACTTCATTCTGATATCTAATTGGTTTCTAATATCTTCTTCATCTTCAGCTACTATTTCAAAAGTTCTCTCAAACACTACAGGTGTTTTAGTTACTACTCTGTACGCTTTCATGTGATCACTCCTTATTTAGCTTCATCCCAAAAACTATTAACTTCTCTTTCAAGTTGTGCTTTCCTTTTCTCAAAATCTTCAGATGTTTCTGTAGTAGATGATTCTTGGCTAGTTCCACCATTCTTTTGTTTAATTAACCATTCTGGTGTTTTCTCTTTTGATAGATATTGGTTATTATTTCTAGATTGATATTGTTGTAGTTTTCTTTTCTCATACGCTCTAACTTCTTCAAAAGAATTTAAGTTTGCATTTATCCAATTTCGTAAGATCCCTTTGGTATAACCCCAACTGATATTATTTCTGTCTATAGCAATCTTCATTGCAGCTATTACTATATCGTCACCGTTATTATTGAAGTCATCTATAAATGCACCCATTTCATCATTGATATGACTATTCAATACACCGAATCCATTTGATTGATAGAAGTCGAAGGCTTTTACTTCTTTTTCTTCTTCTTTTCTATTCTTATTCTTCTTCTCTTCTTCTTCTTGTCCACCTATCGTTGTACGTGTCGTATACGTATCGTAAATATCTATAATTCTTGGATTGTTTATGTGATTTTTTGTGTATTCTATTAAGCTTGTATCCTTTACTCTAGAAAGTTCTGATCTAACACAATCTTCTACAGGTTTACCTGCTTTGTTGAAATTGTACCTACCCCAATTTTTTATAGCCATTTCTCGAGTAACTGAATTGTAATGTACTAATTTGTGATGATTTTCAAATCTATCTATCAGTGCATTTATTGATTCCGTTGAATAACCTAATTCAAAAGCTATTTGTTTTTTAGTTATTTGATATATTCCTATTTGTGTTGTTCTTGGATTAGTTAATAGATATAAATAAAAGTATCTATCTTCTGGGGTGAACTCTTCTTGTACTTTTGGGTCCTCCCAAAATTCTGTGTATACTTGTCTAAATTTAGCCATTCTTTCCACCTCTTAACATTCTATTTAATCTTTCATTTACTTGAACCCAACTATCCTCTAAATGATATTTTTTATTAAAGCTATCTATGCCTATCGTGTGCTGTTCTGTATGATGATTTCTACAAAGTGCTAATACTTTATTATCTGTATGCTCAATCTTGTTTCTATTTCTTCCTCTACCTACTGCGTTATAGTGTGCTAAATCGCTATTAGGCTTACCACAAATGGCGCATGTCCGATTGATAGTACTTACATATAGAAAACTCTTATCGTCCTTTAACAAGTCGCTAGTACGATAATTTAAAGGTATGTCATGTATGAAAACCCAATTGATAATAACCTCTATTAATTCTTTTGCTATTTTCCTACTACAATTTGATAAGCTAAACGATTCATAGCCATTCATGAACACAATGTAATCTTTAAACATCTGTCTCATATACTCTCTTGGTTGCCCCGTGTGTGCTTCTATGTCATTACATAAGGCAAATATCTTACGACGTTGTTTATCGGTTATCGTATCGATATCTAGTACATCTAACTTCACGTTGACAGGCACATTGTTATCGAGCAGTAATGTTGTTTTATCGTCTAATTCAGCATCATCTATGACGATAGTATGGCTACCGTCATAGTTTTGCTGATACGTTATAATTTGAGTCATTGCTTCACTTCCTGTTCATTTAGAAAGGTAAATCATCATCATTTATATCTATTGGTCCATTCGCATTGGTAAATGGATTATGCTGTTGTTGTGGTGCTTGATATTGATTGTTTTGTGGTTGCTGATAATTGTTTGGTTGTTGATAATTTTGTTGTTGGTAACCTTGTTGTTGATTATATTGAGGGGGTTGATAGTTACTCTGCTGTTGGTTATTACTTTTCGGTTCTAGGAATTGTACACTGTCACATACAACTTCAGTGACATATACACGTTTACCATCATTGTTTTCATAACTTCTTGTTTGAAGTCTGCCTTCAACACCTGCTAAATTACCTTTTTTTAAATACTTATTAACATTTTCTGCTGGTGTTCTAAATACAACGCAATTAATAAAATCTGCTTGTCTTTCTCCATTTTGATTAGTAAATGTTCTATTGATTGCTAATGTGAATGTTGCAACTTGTACACCAGATGGGGTCACTCTATATTCAGGGTCTTTTGTTAATCTTCCGACTAGTACAACTCGATTGATCATGATGATTGTCCTCCTTGATTTTGTTTAATAACATCTTGCTTCCAAGCGTTCAATGTTTGAATAGCTTGCATCGTTTCAGCAATACTTAATTTTTCATAGTTAATAATTTTCAATTGTGATTTGACTGACTCAGTATCAGCTTTTACTAATTGCGCAAATCCTTCTATATGTTTTTGCAATAGTTTGATATCACTATCATCAGCTTTTGTATATTTCTCTTTCTTTTGTTTTGCATCTGCATCATCTTCATCAGTTGGTATATTGAAGAACTTGAGTAAGAAATAACGTTCGGCATATGTCAAAGCTGTACCATACGCCTTACTGGCATCATCTTGATGACCTATCGCATAAAATGGTATTTCTAATCTTTCTTTAGGGTTGTCAGTGTTAATGAATGTATACGTCATATTCATTTCTACTAAGATATTTGGTTTCATATTGCCTTTCACTAAAACTTGAATGTCTTTGTAATCTGCATGATGAACACTCGGATAAAGCAATAAATGATTCTCTTCCATTGCTTTTCTTATTTTGTGTAAGATTTGAGAACCTTCAACATAGTTGTATTTGTATCCCTCGGCATCCTTTGTAAAGCCTTCTATATTGGATTTAACATCTAAGATACGTTGGTATAAATTTGTTTCTTGTTCACTCATTTACTTAACCCCCAATGATTGTATTTGTTTAAGCTCTACGCCATCAAACTCACCATTAGCTTTAACATGAGCTAATAACCCGCGTTTATCGAGTTTCGGTGTTTGTTCTTTATAAAAATCTTTCGGTATTTTAGTTTCATCTTTAATGTCTAAAGAAGGTGCATTATTTCGTATTGAATAATTGTGTAGTTTCGTTTTAAATTTTGTCTTACCTGTATAGATCATTGCTTCTAATAAAGTAGTTTTTAAACGCTCAATACCGTTATTATTCTTTTTCTTACGTTCTTGTAATCTTTTTACTTCACGATCAATCGCTTCATTCTCTGACTCTAACGTTTTAACAACTGCATAATAGCCATCTGCTTTATCTTCTAAGGCATCGTTAATAGAATCTAATGTGTCTTTTAATGCTTTGTCATCCTCACTGTCTTGAATGATTTCCAACACTTCTCTATATTGACTTGATAGTTCAAATATATTATCCATGAATATACTCCTCCTTTATTGCTACTAATCGTTGGTCCTCTTGTAAACATCTGTATACTTCTTTGCAGACATATTCCATTTCATGTGGATGTATTAAATCTAATGTTGTATGGTAACTGCCTGCATATTTAAAATGAATAACTAATTCACAAATATGTTTGTCATCTTGTTCTACTTTGTATTTAAGTTTTCTTGGCTTTAAGTAACAGTTTTCTAATAATTGAAGCCTATATTGATTACGTTCTAAATGCGGTGTGTACATATTTACAGCCCTTTCTTAATCAAAGCCTTCCCTCTCATAACTTCGACCATTTGGTTTTTAAGTCTTTCAAACGATTCTGGATGGTTCTCATAAATAGCAATCCATTTGTTATTGCTGTCGTATGAGTCGTGCCAATGTGTAAAATTAATAGCTATTCCATTTTTGTTACGATCTATTTCTAACCAGCAACGCTGGTCACTTACTTTGAATTCTTCAAATAACCTTGCAAATACGCTATATAGTTTCTTTTGATCACTGGTCACTTTTGACGTCCTCCTTGATTAGTTATATAATTAAATTTCTTAATATTTCTAATTTCAATGACTCCTTCTGTCTGCAAACAGTAGGAGTTTTTTATTTTGGAAAATCATGTTCTCACTCCTTTTATTTGGTACAATTAAATTAATTTAATATGAAAGCGTGGTGAAAAATATGGATATACCAAAAAGTAAAGAGTACCCGCTTGAATATAAGTTTGATAATTCATTAGATTTTGATTTTGACATTGAAACACCTTGGCCATCACTAGACAATCCAAAATCAACAGACGATTATGTTCAAACAGATTTTATTTATAATCAGGATTCTCCCTATCCAATTACTATTATTAAGTTAGACTATAATAATGGATTCAAAGTGATTCATATCAATACTCGTGATTATTTAATTGTTAAAACAAATTGGGAACTTGATAAAATGAAAAACGGTAAATATTTACCTAGAATACAATAGGTGTTCTTTTCCATGATTATCTATTTGAGTAATATTTAATTTACCGTCTTGATTTGAAAACTTTAAACTTGAATGTGATAATATTCTTGTTTTTTTCAAGTCAATGTATTTACCCTTAACACTTCTAATCTCCTCCGCCAAGATGATGATTAGGAGTGTTATTTTGATTAGTTTTAATTTATACATCTACTCATCAACTCCTTTATACATTTGATCAGCCATTTCAAAACCAGCTACGGTAACTATCCAGAATAAGAACGAATGCTCAACTGGTGTAGTACTGAATGACGATATGATAAAAAAATCAATTACTATTGCTAAGGTTAATGCTGGATATTTGATAATGTTCCACGCTACATTCATTTAGTTACCCTCCTCGAATTCAATGCCTTTTCAACTTCTTCTTTTGGTAAATGTGGATACTTTTCATAAAATAATTCTTTTGGTATTTTGCCATTTACAACGTAATAACCTTGTTCTTTTAATTCTTGATTCATTTCTCGAATCCTTTTGTAAGCAGTTGGTATGGATAAACCAAGTATTCTAGCTAAATCATTAGCTGTGTAAAATAATTCGTTCATTTAGATCACTCCTTTCGTGTATAATTTAATTATCAGTTAATAAGGTGGTGATAAATTATGAAACTAAATCAGGACTGCGTAAGACATTTATTATTAGAAGTTGAATCAAATAAAAAACTTGGCGAGCCACTTACTGAATATAATTTCAAAGACAATATAATTTTTGGTGAATATGATTTTGAAACCGTAATGTACACGCTTTTAAAATTAAAAGAAGCTGGATACATCAATGCTCAGTTTAGTTGGTCATCTGGAAAAATTATCGCCTGGATAATTAATGACATCACATGGTCAGGTCATGAATTTTTAGACAATATTAGAGATGACAAGACATGGAAAGAAGTTAAAAAAGTTGCTAGTAAAACATCAAGTATGTCCTTAACATTGTTGAATAAATTAGCTTTCCAATATCTTTCTCAAAAATTTAATTTAACTTAAATTCAATTCCATCAACTAATGCATAAAAGTTATTTTTTAGTTCAGGTTTTTCTATTAAAATTCCATTAATAAAGTGTTTTTGATTCATCAGGTCATTACCTTCATCAACCTGAACATCAATTGGTCGTCTATTACCTTCTCCGTCATAGTAGTAATAGATGATCTTTTTTGATTCGGGCATTCTGTTTCCTCCTTTATCTACTACGCCTGTTCACCTAAGAACTTGTTAATAAAATACTGTTGGCCTTTACCAGTTACTTTAGGTGTTTTACTGATAGACACATGACCATCTGAATGTGTAATCGATGTCTCTTTGATTTCAAACAATGCTCGTTCCATCGAATATTGTGTTGGCATGTTATAATCAATGCCTTTTCTTTTAATTAAGAATCCATTTTGACGTAACCATTCAAATAACCTACGTTGGCCAATTTCTACACCATTCTGTTTGATTATCTTTGCTAATTCTCCAACTAGGATTGATGTCTTTGTTGTTGCTACTGCATCAGCAAATAATACTTTTGGTTTATCCTTTTCGATCTGTGTTTCTAATTGATAGATTGTGCTATTTGCTATTTTTAATGCTCGTTGCATGATCATTTCTGGACTGTTCCATGCTTTTTCAATTTGAATGAAATACTGTCTTGCTCGTTTACCTGGTTCGCTACGTTGAATCATTGCGATTTCTTTTGCTGTGTCTAGTGTGAGAACATGGTTAACCTGCTCATAAGTACGTGCCCTTTTTCGACCGTGTACTTTTTTGATTTGAGAAACATAGTCAATACCACTTTCAAAACCATACTCAGTCATGCGTTCAAACCATTTGTCATATCTTGTCCCTACTTCTAATGCTGCGTGTAACTCACGGCCACTTATTGCAATTTCTCCATTTTCTTTTTCATGGATATTGAACATTTCACTGATATTTGATTTTGTTTGTAATTCGTGCATTTACTTTCCTCCTTAAATTTATTCATTCAATTTAGAATCCAATAATTGCATTAATGCGAGTCAATCTCCAAAAAAAATATCCAAGGCTTCATCTTTAGTTAAACCTAACGCTTCTTTAATTTTGTTCACTTCTCCAATATTAAATGATTCGCTACGATTTAACTTTCGGTAAAGTGTTGCTCTATCAATACCAATCGATAATGCTAAATCCTTAGGTGTAGATTTTTTTTCGTAAATTGTACTCTTCAATTTTTCTATATTTACCAAATTATTCACTCCTTTTAGTTGCATTATTGCGAGTACACATTCATAATAAACTCCTTAAATGCCAATGTCAATAAATAAATTGCAAAAATGCGAAATATATTGTTGCGTATTTGCGACACAATATATATAATATTATGTGAAAGGTGGGAAATTACATGAATATAGGTCAAAAAATAAAAAATAGAAGAAAAGAATTAAATATAAATGCCGATGAATTGGCAAAAGTAGCAGGTGTATCTCCATCTACTATTTTTAGATATGAAAAAGGAGATATTGAAAAAATGCCTACTACGGTATTAGAAAAAATAGCAATTAAACTAAAAACAACTCCAGCTTACCTAATGGGATGGGACGAAGAAAACGATAGTAAAGAAAAAACAGAACAAGACAACATAGCAGCACACCTCGATGGAGACTTCACAGAAGAAGAATTAGTAAAGATTAGAGAATATGCAGAAATGGTAAGAAAAGCACACCGTAATATGTAAGGAGAGATTTGATGGGACGTTATGAAGAATTACTTATTGAAAATAAACATCTGCCCATTGGTGATTCTTTTGTATTAGACGGTAAATTTGATGGAATATATGACAATGGTGTTATTTTGATTGATAAGACACTATCTAATGCAAGAAAACTTGAAGTATTAGCGGAAGAGCTTGCTCATCACAAATTAACCGCTGGTGATATAACTGATCAAGAAATTTTTAATAATAGAAAATTTGAAAATTATGCTAGACGTTACTCCATGGAATTAATTATATCTTTAGATGGAATTATTTCTGCTTGTCTTCATGGAGTACATAACCTTTATGAGATGGCAGAGTACTTTGAAGTTACCGAAGAATATATAAAATACACATTAAGACATTATAAAGCTAAGTACGGTATATCCACCTATCATAAAGGTTACGTAATTAAATTTGAACCTTTACAGGTGTTTAAACATATAGAATTTAATTAAAGGAGAATGTGTAATGAAAGATAAAAAATATGGTGTTGCAGAAATTATTGATGAAAGAACGATAATCATAAACGCTGGTAAAAATGATGACATAAAGCCTGAGCAAGAGTTAAAAGTATTATCTCAAGGAACATTTGACATTACAGATCCATTCACAAAAGAAAAAATTGGCTCTCTAAATTATGTTAAATCAATCATAGTCGTTTCAGAAGTTATGGATAAATATTCATTTTGTAAGCCAAAAAGTAAACATAAAAATATATTTAGTGATAACTTATTTGATAATAAAACAAAGTTTCACATTGATAGTACACAAATAAATAATCAAGTTACTAATGAACCTATTCAAAAAGGAGACTTAATAGATTATAAAGTTGAATTTTAAATAAATAAATGATAATATTTTTAGCATACGGAAGGGCCTTCACTAATAGTTGGCTAGAAAATTAATCATCACAACGTGGTGACCCCCAGTGTGCTTAAGCATATTGGGGGTTTTTTCTATGGAGGTGAAAGATGATAGAAAGTAAAACATATCATGAAATGGTTGAAATTCTTAGAAATGAAAAAGGAATTGATATAATTGATGTAGAATATTGCATTAATATAATTAAAAGTTATGGATATTTCAATCTGATAAACAATTATAAAAAAGAGCTTTCTACTATACTTAAAGATGAAAATTTGAACATAAACGATATAGTTTACTTAAGAGAACTAGATAATGATGCACAGTCCTTAATTTTCAAGTATTTAATTCAAATAGAAACTACTTTTAAATCACACTTTTCTTATTTCTTAGCAAATGAATTCGGAACTTCTGAATCAGATTATACTAATAGATTTAATTATGAAAATCATATATCGGTAAAAAAGAAATTTGATAAAATTAAATCCAAGCCACACATTAATTTTAATAAAAATCCCGCAAAACACTATAAAGAGAAATATGGAAATGTACCTCCATGGGTGTACCTCAAACACATACCTTTAGGTGATACTATAGATATCTTTACTGAACTAAAATCACACCATAAAGAAAAAATTATAGACGATTGGATTCAATTAAATAACTTTAATACAGTAGAAAAAATTGACTTTGTAACACAACTTATAAAATATTGCCAAGATTTCCGTAATAGTATTGCCCATGGTGGCAGATTATTAAATTATGTTGCAAGAAAGAAAGTTACTTTTTCATATTTCAAAAAAATTATGAAAATTAGTATTATTAATTCAGAAGAATCAAAAAAATTTAATGGATCCTTTTTTTATTTATTGTTATCTATGATTATCCTTTTACCTAATAAGCGAGAACGAAAATTTTTCGTTCAAGAGTTTATAACACTAGAAAATGTTTATTTAGATTTAACTGAAAACTACTTTATTCATATGTTTCATGCCGTATCAAACTTGCCAGATAATTTTTCTATAAGATTAATTGAAGCTATTGAATGGGAAAGAGATAAGTAAATTATCAAAGTCACCTCACAAGTTGTGAGATTTTCTTATAAGGGGGATATCAATGAAAATATTAAAATTTACAGATACACACATTTATATTTTGACTGATCATGGTCATCAATTGAAATTAATCAATCCTGGTCATAAGAGAAAAAGCGAAGTATATAAATGGCTAGAGATGATAGCTTCTGATTATGACAAATTGATAGAAGATAACAAGTAG